ATGGATGAAAAGAGACAAAAAAAAGAAATGGATTTAGAAGTAAATTCCTTTGTTCCTTTATATCAACAACTATATGACAACATAAAAAAACAAATAGCATCTGGCATATATAAACCAGGAGATAAACTTCCATCTGAAGGAGACTTATGTAAAGAATTTAATATAAGTCGTATAACTGTGAGAAATACGACTTTTTTATATAAAATAGCAAAATAACAGTGTTTGAGCAAAAAAAAAGAATGTTTTTTATCGTTTTGCCACCTGTTTGCCACCATAACTTTTTTCGGTGGCAAATTATTGTAAAATGCCCTCCAAAATATCTATTGTTTCACTTTCCATTTTACTTGTAACATGTGAATATGTGTCCATAGTGGTTGATAATTGACTATGACCTAATCTTTGTTGTATATATTTTACATTAGCTCCATTTTCTAATAATAATGTGGCATGTGTATGTCGCAAGCAATGAAAATTAAAGTTAATATTTAGTTTCTTGTTAATAGTTCTTATAGCAGCGTCAATATTGTTGTGATTTACAAATGAGCCATCTTTTTTTCTACAAACCCAATCATACTCAGTTTCTTTATACCATTTTCCAATTTTAATTTTTTGTTTTTTTTGATTCAATTTTTCCTCTTTTAATATCCTAGACAAAGTATCACCTATTTTAATATCTCTTATTGATGTTTTTGTCTTAGGTGATGCTAATTCAAATTCTGAAACTTTTCTCTTTATTAAATTTTTTCTAACTTTGATTATATTATTATCTAAATCAACATTATCCCAACAAAGACCTAATATTTCTCCTTTTCTCATGCCTGTATGAAACCCTATAAGTAGAGGAATATAGATATTTGTATTTTTAGGATATATTTCTAGTATTTTATTGAACTCATCTAGTGTTATAGTCTTGTTATCTGACTCATTTTTTACCTTTAAAACATTTTTTGGTATACTGGCATATTGAACAGGATTTTCCTTAATGAGTTTGTAAGGGTAAACAGCAGATTTTAAAGCAGCATTTAATACAACATAAATCGCTTTTAAAACTCCTTTTGTGTAGTGTTTTTCTTCTCCGTTTTGTGTGTATGTCTCTTTTGATTTATTATTTAAAAATTCTTGAATAATAGCTGGATTTATAGATTTTAGCTTACATTTACCAAGTCTAGGTTCTATATGATTTTCAATTAAATTTCTATAACTTTCCTGAGTATTGTATTTGCAATTAAGAAGTACATACTCTTTGTACCAAAAGTTAAGATAGTCTGATAAACTCATATTTGTTTCATCAAACACTATACCAGCATTTTCATATTCATTTATTGCATCACGGAGCGATTTTTCAGCTTCTTTCTTAGTGTTTCCACCAACTCTTTCTACCTTTTTTCTCTTGCCATCTACTATACCTGCATCAAAGTAGTAATACCACTTCTTTCCACGTTTTCTTACGCCGCCTTTCATAAAATCTCTCCTCTCAAAAGCTTTTTTTATGTAATTATATAATAACATATATCAATTTAAATAAAATAAATAAAAAAGACTATAAGAAACAAAGTTTTATGTTTATAATTAATAGTCTTTTTTATTTAGATACATATTTAATGTTTTTTATCACGTGATTCCAGCACTTTTTCTGCCAAATAAACAACTATTTTTTCATACTCAATATCAGTTTCTAAAGAAAAGTCAACAATAGCAGGTATCGTCATATCTCCTGCATATTTATTACCTAACCAATTTTCAATTAATTCCAATTCTTCTTTGCTTAATTCAAATTTTTTCTTTTTATTAAAACTTAAGTTCAATTTATTCACCTCAAATAATATTATATATTAAAAATAGTATTTGATAGAAACATTCGAATTATTTATGTAATTTTCTTTTTTTAATATATTCATCAGCAAAATAATTTACTAAATATTTTTCCTCCAATCCTAAAGCTATTTCTAATTCAATAAGAGCAGGGATAGTTAAATCTTTATTCTCATTATTTTCCAACCTAGAAATTTGACTTCTGTGGCAACCAACTCTTTTTGCTAACTCTATTTGTGTTAATTTCTTCTTTTTTCGTAACTCTTTTAACATATATTTAACCTACCTTTTAGATAATTTTATATATGTTAGTTTGTGTAATTTCTTGTAATAAATGTGCAATATTCGCACACTTTTTGTTGGAAATTTGTGCTAGAATGTAGTTAAGAAATAACTTTATCTAGATAAAGCAAAAATAATAGAAGCTATAAAATATAATAATATTTTACAGTTATTTTATAGTTTTAAGCTTTGAAAAAGAGGTGGTTGTAACTATTTTTAAGAACGTATGTTTCGTGGAATTAATAAATAAAATATTTTATAGGGGATGATATATTTGAATAAGACGAAATATTATGATATTTTAAAGTTAAACTTATTAATGAAAAAGTTGAAAGAATTGGATAAAAATAAAATCAATGAATATAAAATAAAAGTGAAAGAAATACATAAAATCAATAAAAAAGAGGAATGATTCCTCTTTTTTATTATATTCATTTTCAGAAATAAACTATTTTTTATTTTTTTCGTCTAGTAAAAATAATTCTGCAACTTTTAATGCTTTTTCTCTTGCGTCTGGGCTTAGCTCGCTAAATATATTAAAAACTTCTTTCATATCTTCGTCAAGATACATATTCTCAATAAGCTCCTTTTCTGTTTTAAAATTTTCAGCATCATAATCTTTTTCGTTTTTATTTATAAATAAGCTATTTCTAACATCAGTTCTTCCTAATAAATAATCTGTAGACACATCAAAATAGTTTGCATATTCTTCTATTGTACTTTTCTTAGGTTCTCTTAAACCATTTTCTATCCTTGATAGTGTAGATTTGTTTATATGTAAATCCTCGCTTAATTTGTCTAGCGAGATGCCTTTTTCTTCTCTCAATTCTTTTATCCTATTCAATTTGCACAACCCCTTTTTATATTAATTCCAAAATAGCAACTTTTATTTATATTATAGCAACAAAATTAATTATTACAATTTTTTTTGCTAAAAAAGCAACAAAAGTATTGACTATAATCACAAAACTTGATATTATATAAATATGAAGTTGCCAAAATAGCAAAAAGGAAGTGATTTAATGTACTTAAATAGATTAGAAGGATTGATGAAGGAAAATAGACACACCCAAAAAAATGTGGCAGATATATTAGGTCTTAGCTCATATGGTTTTAGATTAAAATTAAAAGGAAAAAACGAATTTAAAGCAAGTGAAATAAAAAAGATATCTAAATTATATAATGTATCTGCGGATTATTTTTTTTCAGATGAAGTTGCTAAAATAGCAATAAAAGAAGAAAGGGGCAATAAATAATGAAGAATCTAACCATAATCAAGCAAAATAATCAATTTTTAGTTGAAAGTAGAGAAGTAGCAGAATTAATAGAAAAGAAGCACGATAATTTATTAAGAGATATAAGAGGATACAAGAAGATTTTAGAGGACTCATCAAATTTGAAGAGTCAAGATTTCTTCATAGAAAGTACTTATATAAATACTCAAAATAAAATTCAACCTTGCTACTTATTAACTAAAAAAGGTTGTGACATGGTAGCTAACAAAATGACAGGAGAAAAAGGGATTATATTTACAGCGATTTATGTAACTAAGTTTGAAGAAATGGAGCGAGAGTTAAAAGAACAGCAACCTAAACTACCAACTACGTACAAAGAAGCATTGCAACAGTTATTAATAGAAGTTGAAGAAAAAGAGCAATTACAATTAGAAAATCAAGAAAAAGATAAGGTAATCCAGTTACAACAACCAAAAGTACTGTTTGCTGATTCGGTAGCATCTTCTGACAATTCAATCCTAATTGGAGAATTAGCAAAATTGCTTAGACAAAATGGAATTGATACAGGACAAAATAGATTATTTGACTGGTTAAGAAATAATGGTTACTTAATAAAACGTAAAGGTGAGGATTACAATACACCAACTCAAAAAAGTGTAGATTTAGGAGTTATAGAAACAAAAGAAGGTACAAGAGTACATCCAGATGGTCATACAAGTATTACTAAAACACCTAAGATTACTGGTAAGGGACAAATATACTTTATTAATAAGTTTAAAAAGAACAATCAAATATCAATGTTAGGTTAAAGATTAATAGCACTTTGAAAACTAAATACAGAATATTTTGAAAAGGAAGTGATTACATGAGTAATAAAAAGAAATATACTTTGAGTATTACAGAAGAATTATATAATAAATGCAAAGAAAAAGCTAATCAAAAAGGTATGTCAGTAAATGAGTACATACTATTAGTGATTAGCAAGAATTTAAAAAATATTTAATTTTTATTAACTTAAACATTAATTTTGCCATTTATTTTTTCATAACTTTCAACATGTTTTTTAATTAATTGTTCTATTTCTTTGTTGGCAGAACGACCTTCACTTTCAGCTATATACTTGATTTTTTCAAGTAGATTGTTATCTATTCTAAGTGTGTATCTCGGTAATTTTGATGGCATAAATATAGCACCCTCCTTAAGTCTAAATGATGTCACTATTATACCACGTAAATTATTTCAAAAAAAGTGTTGACGCAAAGGTGACGCAATGATAATATAATAAACAAGGAGGTGGTTCAAAAGTGACGGCAAAGAAGAGAGTAACTGTTAGAATGCCAGACGAATTAAATGAAGAGCTACATAGACAATCTCAAAGAAAAGGATTAAGTAAAAATGCTTTTATAATAAATATCTTATGGAAAGAATTTGAGGATTTACAGGACTTAAAAGATGAACAGGAGGTTGATAAGTATGAATAACTTACAAATATTTGAAAAGATGGAGTTTGGACAAATAAGAATGGCAGAGATTGATAATAAGCCTTACTTTGTAGGAAAAGATATTGCAAAGTCATTAGGTTATAAAAATACCAATGATGCAATTTTAAGACATTGCAAAGGGGTAGTGAAACACGAGGGGTTTAAAATTAATGGTATTAAGATTGCTTTGATAACTGAGGGTGATGTTTACAGATTAATAGTAGGTTCAAATCTTCCAAACGCAGAAAAGTTTGAGAGTTGGGTATTTGATGAAGTGCTTCCAACTATTCGACAAACTGGTCAATATCAAGCACAACAAAATGTAATAACAGAACTTACAGGAACTATAGGAGATTTAAAAGGAACAATAAAAGAATATAAAAAGTTGTGTAAGATAACATGCTCTAAGAAACAACAGTATTCTAAATACATAAAGAATAGACTGGATATAGACAAAGCTAATAAAGAATACAACCAAGTGAAAGCAAGGCTATTCCTAATTCTCGGAGTGGAGAAATGGGAAGATATAGACTTTGACACATCTAATAATTTAATACAAATTATAGATGATTGTATAAAGGTTATAAAGTCAGAAAGACCATACAAGCAGTTGAGTTATTTTGAGAACTAAATACAGAATATTTTGAAATATATTGTTTTAATTAATTATTAACTAGGAGGTTAAATACATGAAAAATAATACAAGCGATTCAAGAGTAAAATATTTTTGCAAATGTCCATACTGCGGGTTTGATAATGAGGTAGAAGTTAAAAAAGGGTTGAAGCCTAAGATATGTTGCATATGTACAAAAGAAGTTGAGTATGAAAAACTGGAGCAACAAAGTGCTTTGGAAAATACCGAAATTAAAGGAGTGTGTAATCAAATGAAAATTAAAAAATTAGCACTAGCAACAGGAGAAGTATTTGAAAACATAGAGCTCAAAGAATTTGAAAATAAAGGAGAATGCTTACCATCAAATATGGTAAAGGTTATTGATGGTAAGCAGGAACTTCTAATAAATAAAGAGTTCATATTATCATTAGAAGTCAAAAGAAAGACTACTTTTTAGGTCCTTTCTTAGTTTGTGACAGAGCACTACCAGCAACCGATTTGGAAGCAGCACTATATCTTCCGTCTTTAAGAATCTTACTAGCCTTAGAAGCAACAGTTTTACTTGTTTGTTTAGTATTTTTAGCTATAGGTATCACCACCTTTAAATGTATTTATAGGATATATCCTACAAATATAGTATATCAAAGGAGGAAAATAATGGCAATTAATGACAACATAAATAAAATTTTAAAAGATAGAGATTTAAAAGCATGGAAATTAGCAAAAGAAATAGGTGTAGATTCAGGGAATTTATATGCAATTTTAAGAGGAGAAAATAAAAATCCAACTATAGATACATTAATAAAAATAGCCGACTATTTAGACATTACATTAGATGAACTAGTTGGAAGATAAAAATTAAATACAGAATATTTTGAAAAGGAGTGAGTAAATTGGGCAATATATCTAATTTCAATTTAGATAAACAAGAAGATAAAAGTTTTAATGACCTAGATAATATATCAATTTGTTTTTCAGAAGGTATCCGTAAAGTTGTAGAAATGAATTTAAACAACTATAAAAATAAAATCTCAAAGTACTTAAATGAAACTTCGAAAATAGAATTATTAGAACCAAAAGAACTAACAATTGTTATAAGTAAAGGTTATCCCGATTATCTTATGTCTGTTGAAGAAGCAAGTAAAAGATTGAAAATAGATAAAGTATTTGGATATGAGTTAATAAAAAATGGGCTTTTGAAGTCAGTTGATATAGGGGCAACTAAAGTTTCTAGTTATGAATTAGATGATTTTATAACTAGGAATCAAGGAAAAAACATCAAAGAAATGCTTAGAGAAATGAAAGAACTTAGAGAGGGGGTGATTTAATTGGAACTAGTAACATACAGAAACAAGCTTGTTTTACTAAAAGATGGAGAAAAGATTGCAACTATAAGTTTAAAAAGGAAATTTCTCAGCAACAGACTTAAATTAAAAATAAGATAGGAGAGATAAATTGAAAATAATTTATAAAAACAAAGTTTACAAAGTAGAACAAGACAAAAAGTTATTTAGAATTACATACTATGATGAGCAGAGAGGTAGTAAGAAGTTTAATAAAGAGAAGAAAATAAAAAGAAGTGTTTTAACAAGAGATATAGAGTTAGTTAACTTGTATTTACCAGCACATTTAAAAATAAAATAAGCTATAAATAATTAAAGAAAAAGGTGATTAGATGGAAATAGAACAAGCAACAATACGCCTGCCTAGAGAACTTAAAGACAAGCTTCTAAAACAGGCAAAAGTTAAAGGATATACATTAAAAGATATGATAGTTTTTATTCTAAAGGATTATCTTCAAAATATTTCTCAAGAATAAATTCAATTTCTCTACCTATAGAACGCTTATCTTTTTGAGCAAGTTGTTCGATTTTCTCAAAAAGAAGTTTATTAATTCTTAGTGTAAATCTTTTATCCTCTTCACGAGTATAAATATCTTTATTAGACATATTTATCATTCCTCACATAAAATTTGACGTCTTTATGACACTTTAATAATAAAATAATATAAAAGAAAAGTCAACAAAAATGCTTGACGTCAAATATATGACATGGTATTATTAAAACAAGAAGGGAGTTGACGTCAAATATATGACAAATGAAAGAGTTAGATTTACATTTAGATTACCAGCACCATTGCTTGAAAAAATTAAAAATAGAGCATCAATAGAAGGTAGTTCAATGAACTCACTTATATTACACATACTTTGGGATTACATAAAAGAAATAGAAAATAAGGAGGTCAAATAATGGTTGAATTGGTAAAAGAATTTGATTTACAAACAATTAAAGTAGGAAATGCAGTAAAAGTAAATTGCAAAAGATTTGGTTTTGAAATTGATTGTATAGTAGTAGTAGCAACAGAAAAAGAATTAAATTTAGCATACTTTGATGAAGGTAGAGGCTGTATGGAGTATCAAGCCTTAATAACAGAAGATATTCAAGATGGTGATTATGAGATTAAAATTTTATCTTAGGAGGAAATAAAATGGCTGCTTTAATAATGGTAGGTTTATTTGCAATATGTTTAGTAGGATTAGTTCAAAATAGAGATTAAATTAAGGGGGATTAATTATGGAAAGTTTAAAAAGAATAAAAAAAATGGTTCAAAAACAATTAGTTTTAGCTGAATTAGAGATAAACAAAAATAGCAAACTTTATGAGGAACTTGAAAATAAGGATAGAGGTTTAATAGATGATATACACATGAGAGAATATCTAAGAGAAAAAGTTGCATGGGAAAGAGTAAAATATGCTATTGAAAATATTTTAGGTGGTATAAATTTAGAGATTAAATCAAAGGAACATGAAGAAAGTGAGGATTACAAGATATTTCAATTAATTTTAGAAGAACTTGAAAGAGATAAACCTATAGATGTTCAGATATAAGAAAAGAGCCATTGCCGTGGCTCAATTCAAATAAATATATCAAAATTTAATTAAGCTAATTATAGCACAAACGGAGGGAAATTATGAGTACTTTATATGAATTAACTACAGATTTATTAGAAATAGAAGAAGGTTTAACAGAAACAACAGGAAATGAAACTGAAAAACTAGAGGAAATAAAAGAAATAATAAAACAAGAGATACAAAATAAAAACACTAGGATAGTTTCAGTAATATTAAACATTGACAGTGATATAAACTCTATAGATTCAGAGATTAAAAGACTGCAAGAGTTAAAAAGGGTCAAAAAGAATACTCTTGATAGATTAAAAAGCAATATAAAAGACTGTATGGAATTACTTGGTACTAAAAAAGTAGAAACAGTTTTAGGAAATATAAGTATAAGAAAGTCAGCAGGTAGCTTAGTCATAGAAGATGAAGAAAAGATACCTGCTATATATAAAACAGTAGAGCAAGTTGTAAAAGTAGATAAGAATATCATTAAAGACTTTATTAAAAAAGGTCATGAGGTTGAAGGTTGCAGGATTGAATATGGAACTACACTAACAATTCCAAAAGCTAAAAAAGAGTAGGTGAGGACCATGGAAACTAATAATGTTTATATAAAACTTGTAAATATACAGAGTACTTTAAAAGCTCCTAAAAGTCAATTTAATAGCTTTGGTAAATACAACTATAGGAGTTGTGAGGATATACTAGAAGGTTTAAAACCTATTCTAAAGGAAGAAAAAGCATTAGTTATATTGGATGATAATATTGTTCAGATAGGAAATAGATTTTATGTAGAAGCTACAGCAACTTTAATAGATGCAGAAACAGGAGAGAAAGTATCTACAAAGGCATTAGCTAGAGAAGATGAAACTAAAAAAGGTATGGATTTAGCACAAGTAACTGGAAGTGTATCAAGTTATGCAAGAAAGTACGCTTTAAATGGATTATTTTGTATTGATGATACAAAAGATAGTGATGCAACAAATAAACATGGAAATGAGCAGAAAAAAAAGAAGTTAATGAGAGTGAATTAAATACACTATATTCGCTAGGAGAATCTATAGAAAAAGATAAAAATAGAGTTGATAGTGAAGTATATAAGAAGTTTGGAAAGTTAGCAGTAGATTTGACTAAGCAAGAGTATGAGAAAGTTTTAAATGGATATAAGAGCATTTTAGAGAAGCAAAAACAAGAGTAGGTGATAGTATTGGGGATTATAAGAGTAAGCAAAGACAAAGATAATCCATATGTAGTTTTAAATAAAACTTGTTTGGAAGATGTAAAATTAAGCTGGCAAGCAAAAGGTTTACATTCATATCTGATTAGTAAGCCCGACCACTGGAAAATCTATGTTAATGACCTTTGCAAGAGAAGTAAAAATGGAAGAGATGCTACAGCAAATATTTTAAAAGAACTTATAGAAAATGGATATATAACAAGAAAACCTTGTAGAGATTCTAATACTAATAAAATGCTTGGAGGGTATGATTATGAAGTATATGAGATACCACTTGAAAATCCTCAGAAGCTAAAATCCCGAAAAACTGATTTCCCGGAAACCGGATTTCCCGGAAACCGGGTTTCTCGGAAACCGGAAAACACGGAAGTAGTAAGTAATGACTTTAAAGTAAATAATGATATTACTACTATTGTTATTAATGAACAATCCAATAAAGACAAAACCACCTATATAAAAAAATACTTTGAAGAATATATAGGTGTGATTACTCCTAATAACTTTATAGAGTTAATGAGTTACTTAGATGATGGAATGGAAGCTGATGTAATAATAAGAGCTGTTGATGAAGCAATAGCAATGGAGTTAAGAATTATAAGTATGTAAAGACAATATTAAATAATTGGATAGAAGCAGGTGTAAAAACTAATTTAGAACTTACAGAATATCAAAATGAATTTGAAAGAAAGAAAAAGAGTAAGCAGGAAAAGAAGCAGTCTAATAGTAAAACTGTGAATACTCATAATGTGAATAAAAATAAGTTTCATAACTTCAATCAAACATTTACTCAATATTCACCTGACGAACTAGATGACATAATTAAGAAAAGCCAAAAGGTTAAATTTAAATAAAATTAAACTTCTAGGAAGTAAATATCAATATATTGCTTCCTAGAAAAGGGGAGGTATAAATGGCGAGAATATATGCACAAAGAAGTGGTTCTTTAAATGAACAAGATAGATTGGAGTTATTAAGATTACTTGGGAAAGCTGGATATACAGTAAAGGTTGCTAGAGAGAAGCAAAATAGCAAGACAACTTATACTTACTTTGTTGAGTATACAGAAGAACAGGAAGAAAAATAGAAGGGGGCTAGTTAAATGAATACAATAACTTTAGTTGGAAGATTAGTTGCAGATGCAGAATTGAAGTACCTTCCAAATTCAGGTACTCCAAAAATAACCTTTTCAATGGCAGTAGATAGAAGGTTTAAAGATAAAAATGGAAATAAAATAACTGATTTTATTCAATGCGAGCAATTAGGAAAACATGTAGAGAATTTAGTGCAATATCTTGTTAAAGGTAAGCCTATATATGCTGTTGGAGAGTTAAATATATATAATTACAAAGATGAAAATGGTTGCTGGAAATCTATTACTAAGGTTAATGTAAATGCTTTAGAACTACTTTCTAGTAAAAATGATAATAATGCTAAACAAGAATATGTACCACCAGGATTAGACCCACAAGGTTTTCAAGCAATAGATGATGACGATATACCTTTTTAATTAAGTTAAATAATCTAGGGAGTAATTATGCAATATTACTTCCTAGGAGTTAAAAAATATTGGAGGTTTAAGAGTGAAATATGAGTGTGAGAAAGTGTTCTTAGAATGCGATAAGGGAAGTTTTGAGATAAATGATACAAGAGCTGAAGAAGTAACATTCGAGGGTACAGAAATAGACAATCTGTTTGAGAGAGTAAAATATGAAGGGACTTTTACAATAATATCTGGATGGGATTCTTTATTGAGAGATATATTGTGGCTTGAAATGCGGAAAGTCTTAAAAATTATAACAGGAAAAATGATGATGGGGGTATTAGGAATGATAATAATTAGAAGTCAAGATAAAACTGATTTAGTAAAAGCTGATTGGATAAATGTTGATAAAGAATGTGTATATGCAATGTTTGGAGATATGGATAACTTTAAAAAGATAGGTGAGTATGAGGATGAAAAAAGGGCTATACAAGTGCTGGATAATATACAAAGATTTATTGAAGGTGGAACTAGAACAGATTCTATAGACAGTTATAAGGTTAGAAGTTATAGAAATAGAATATTTCAAATGCCAGTTAAATAGGGAGGTTACTGAAATGTTAAAGGTTGAAAAATATTTTAGTGGTTCTTTAGGAACAAATATCATAGATGATGACCCTACATGTAGAAATTACTTAGCACTATATTGTTGTGTTCACGGAGTAAGAAAAAATGGAGAACTTATATTTCCAACATGTGAAAAAATGTTAATAGAGTTTAATGTTGATAAAAATAGAAAAAAGAAAAAGAAAGGTTCAAAGGTAAAGTTGATTAATGCCAAAACTGGTGAAGAAAAAATATTTGATTCTATAGATAGTGCAGCATGTTTTTTAAGACTACAGAGTCAGGCAGTTTACCAAACAATTAAAAAGAAAACTAAAACAAGAAGTGGCTGGAAAGCTGAATATATTGAGGAGGAATAATGGAAGTTTCAAGGACTGAATACACAATTAAAAGAGCAAAAGAGTTATATGATAATGGAGAGGATATATTTATTGCTATAGATAAGGCTAGAGAAGAATATGAGGAGATGGTTAAAAGTGAATATCTTAGCTAGTGTGATATTAGTAATAGGAAGTTTTATAGCTGGTAGAGTTTATGAGTATAGATTGAATTTAAATGAAAATGATGAAGCTGATTCAAAAGTACTTTTAGATGTTTTTAATGAAATTAGTGTGTTAAGAGAAGAAATAAAAGCCTTAAAGAAAAGTTACAAGAGAAAGAGTTACTATTCATCAATAGATTAATAGATTTTTTACATGATAAAAAGATATGCGAATGTTGTATTTATGACTGTAAGATTGATGATATTGAATATGATTGTGAAGATGGTATTAAAAAGTGGCTTGATAGCGAAGAACTTATATTTGAATAGAAGAAATATCTAATTAAAACAGTTTAGAGAGTTGCAAAATGTTTTTTAATAAAATTATCATTGAGATGTTTTGTAACTCTCAAAAATGAAAATAAGGAGGCGTTGTATTGCTTACATTTTTAGATTTATTCGCAGGGATAGGTGGCTTTAGGCTAGGGATGGAAAAAGCAGGACATAAATGTTTGGGACATTGCGAATATGATAAATTCGCAAATTTAAGTTATAATGCCATGCACAAACCGAAGGAGGATGAATGGTTTGAAAGAGATATTAGAGAAATTAGAACAGAAAATATCCCAAGAGCAGATGTCTGGTGTTTTGGATTCCCATGTCAAGACATTTCTGTTGCAGGGAAACAATTTGGATTCAGAGGAGAACGTTCAAGTTTATTTTTTACAGTTACAAAACTTATTAGAGAACTCAAAGAAGAAGATAGACCCAAGTATTTACTTATTGAAAACGTTAAAAATCTACTTAGTGTTAATGGAGGATTTGATTTCCTCAAAGTTCTCGTTGAACTGGATGAAATCGGCTATGATGCAGAGTGGCAAGTTCTTAATTCTAAAAACTTCGGAGTACCCCAAAATAGAGAACGAATATTCATTGTTGGACATTTTAGAGGACGAAGTACACGAAAAGTATTTCCTATCGAAAGAAAAAGTAGAAAAAATCTTGAGCAACTAAATAATCCAACTCATAGTACAAATAGAATTTATGATGCAGTTGGAATTGCTAGATGTATTAGAAGTCAGGCAGGAGGTGGAGGTGCTAAAACAGGTCTATACTTTATAGACTTAAATAAAAACTCTAAAGTAACAATAAATGCTAGATGCCTTAAAGCAAAATATAATGCAGGTGTGACAAATAGAAATTGTGATAATAGTGGAGTTTTAGTTAATGCAGTTTTAACGCCCGATAGGGTAAATAAAAGACAAAATGGTCGTAGAATTAAAGAAAGCGGAGAAACAATGTTCACACTAACAGCTCAAGATAAACATGGAATTTTGAAAAATGGAGATATAAGAAGGTTAACACCAAAGGAATGCTTTAGGTTGCAAGGATTTCCGGATAAATATTACGAAAGAGCAGCAAGTGTATGCTCAGATAGTCAACTGTACAAGCAAGCAGGAAATGCTGTTACTGCAAATGTTGTATATGAAATAGCAAAAAGAATGGGCTAAAAGTTGCAAAATGTCTTTTAGTATGAATATTTTTGAAGTGTTTTGTAACTCTCAAAAATGAAAATAAGGGGTGGGATAAATGTATGAATATATATTAAGATGGCAAATAGGATTATCGTTAGAAAATAGAAAAATACATTATACATATGGAAGTAAAGAAGCTTTAAGAAAGAAAGCAAAGGCATTGGCTAAAGATGAAAATATAGTACTAATAACTATAGATAAGGTAGATGAAGTTATAAAAAATACTATAAGCGAGAAGATTATAGAACGTTTTGAAAATTTATAAGGGGTGGAATTATGATAATACACAAATTTATAATACATGTTTTAGATAAGAATAGTGATACACCAATATTGAATGATTTTGAAGGTAGGGTTAATCAAGATATGGTCCTATTTTTTCAAAAGAAAATAAGCAAAGTATCAAGAGATAATGACATCAGAACAGCAGTATTTAATAACTATAGTAACAATCTAATTAAGAAGTGTTGTGAACAAATTATTTATGATGAAAGTTCATTTTTAAATAACTCTAAAGAGATTGCAGCTTATTTATTTGATGTTATGAAATTGAATGCTACATTAGAATCTTGCGACTTAGCAATTTGTTTATACTCTCAAAAAGATGAAAAGAAAGTTGCTATATTAAAGCTTGATTACAATAATTCGTATACTCATTCAATTGAGTTTAAAGATGATAAATTTAATATACAGATGTCTAAAAATGAAATTAATATACAAGAGACTAAGACGGTTAAAATTGCTGCTTTGGTTGGATTGAGTGGAATGAATGACAAATATCATCTTAGGGTTTTAGACAAGGATGCAGAGAAGGAAGAAGCTAATTCTAAGTTTGTTACAGAGTTCTTAAATGCCACTAAGATAAAAGATGATAAGTATAAGACTAAGAAGTTCAAAAATACAGCTGAGAATTGGATAACTAATGCTCTTAGTAATGATATAAAACAAGCAGAGGATGTAAGAAGTATATTAAATTATACTTTGAGAGAAAAGCATGAAATTGATATAAATGATTTTGTTGATAAAACAATTAAAGATGATAAGTTAAAAGATAGTTTTAAAGAACATATGGAAGAAAAAGGTCTTGTTGAAGGATTTAGTATAGATAAAAAATGGGTTGATAAAAAGCTTAAAAAGAGAAATATAAAAACTGACAATGGCTTTGAAATAAAAGGTAACTTAACTGATTTTGAGGACCCAATGAAATATACAGTAAGACAAAATCAAAATGGGTCTATAGATATAGTTATTAAGAATGTAACATTTTATGAGGAAAAGTAGGTACTCATGTGACTATTGGCTAGAGAAGGAGAAGTAAATAATAAGAGGATGTAAATTTAAACTAGTTAGGAGGAATAACTTATGAAGATTTTTTTATTGACTATACTGCTAATAATTATTTGTATATTAGCAAATTATGTGAAAAATCGCATATATAAAAAATCTATAAATAATCTAAAATATAAATATTCTGTAGGGGAAAAGATTATATATCATCAAATAAACTGTTACTATAACAGAATGGTTGGTTGTGAAATTTTAGAAAAATGTTATAGTACGAAATTTAGAAAAAGAAATACCCCGCTTTATAAAGTAAAAGCATATGTAGGTGATAACGATACAACATGGGTTATACCAGAGTGGAGAATTGAATGTCTTGCTACGACTTATGGAGAATTTCCTAAATATTAAATAATAAAAATTGGCTGGAGAAGGAGATTGTAAATTATGTTTAACATCTATAAAGTGAAAATAAAGACTAAAAGAACATTGGAGCAGGTAAGAAATCAAAGCGTAGACTTTGAGTATTCAGAAAAAGGATTAAAAAATACTCTGAAATACTATAACTTGATTGATGATTTAAAAGTAATAGTAGTTAAATTTGGAGATGAATATTGTCTAGCTAATTACAATGAAGAAGATAGAAAAATAATAATGGAAGCACATTATCTTTTAGAGCAGGATGAATATACTGGATGTTATATAAATGAATATGAACGATTTAAAAAAGATTGGGAAAATGGTAATTGTGATGGGGAAGCCTGTATGGTATTTTCAGATGATGAAATTGAGATAATTGAGAAGCTAAGGGAGGGTTAAATATGAATAAAAGAATTAAAATGAAAAAAAGATTAATTCATAAAAAGTGTGATGAAAGATGTGTCAACTATGACTTTGTAATTAGCAATAACCTTATAACTTGTAATGTGTGTATAGGATGCAAATACAAAGAAAATATGGATAAAGTATGTGAAGAGAACTATAAGAAATTAAGAAGTAAATAGAATAAAATAGTCAAGGTAAGTTTGTGAATGAAACTAGAATGTTATAGACTTACTTTGACTTATAAAAGGAGTGTGTTAAATGGCTAATATATATTGTGAAAATTATAATTGTAAAAACTACTTTGAAGATATGTGTATGCTTGAAAGAATTGAAATTAATAACTTCAAAGAATGCGAAAGCTATCTTGAAGGTAAAAATGAGCTATATGAATTAGAAAATGGATATACTATACATCCTAAAGATTTGAAAATGGTGAAAAGTAAAGATTATTCTGTTGAAGTTACTCATATTCCAACTGGTATTACAGTAAAATGCCGTTCTACAAATAGTATTTTAAAAAATAAAAATAAGTGTTTGGAAGTTCTAGAAGAAGAATTAATAAAAATAAACTCTCACTTAGAGCTAGAAGATTTACGCTAAATAGGAAGTGATTTTATGAAACGAAGAAGATGCAGTTGGTGTGGCAAGTTATTTTATCTTAAGGAAAAATCTAAGGATGTTTATTGTTGTAAGAAATGTGAGAGAAAAGCTAAGAAGGTGAAAAATGAAAATTAATTTTGTAATAGATGGAGAACCAAAGGCGAAGGCACGTCCTAGAATGAGTACGGCAAATGGTAAGGCTTATACACCTGACCAAACTGTACTCTATGAAAATTGGATTAGACTCATGTACAACTCTACAGTAAAGCATTTCTTTGAGGGTAATGTGAAAATGACAGTTATTTGTTACTTTGACATTACTAAAAAAGATAGAGAAGCACTAAAGAAAAATAAGGTAAATACTAAAGCGTATAAGGATGCTATAGGCAAGGTAGAAGGGTTAATAAGACCAAACAAGAAACCCGATTTAGACAATATAATCAAGTCTGTAGCTGACAGCTTGAATGGTATAGCTTATAAAGATGATTCTCAAATAGTAGAAGTAGTGAGTAAGAAATATTACAGTGATAGACCAAGAGTTGAAGTTGAATTGGAGGATATTATTTAACTAACAAAAAAATCCGTTCGTTAGAGTATAGACTTAGTTTTTCATAAAAATGTGAAAAAGTTAAATAAAGAATATATCAAATGATAAAGGAGAGATAGGTTATGAATGAAAATATAAATAAAGAAATAACAGTACTTGGAACTTTAGAAATCGAGGGAATGAAATTTCATAACATTGAGGGTGGATTTGGAGAACATAAGAAAGCAATGCTAGTAAAAGATATAGCTGAGATACATAATAGAGAATCTAGACAGATTAATGAGCTTATAAATAAGAATAGAAAAAGATTTAAAGATGGAAAAGATATATTAGATTTGTTAGGTGTCGGTTTGGACGATACCAAAATAAAAGAATTAGGATTTACTCAACAATCAATTAATTCTTATAGAGGGTTAAAAAACAAAGGGTTATTATCTGGGATTTATATATTATCTGAAAGAGGTTATGCAAAATTATTAAAAATATTAGAAGATGATATAGCTTGGGAATTATATGAGAAGTTAGTTGATGGATATTTCTCTATGAGAAAAGAACTAAATAATCCTCTTTTAAGTGCATCAAAGGAGTTACAGGCTATATTTATGCTAGATAAGAAACAAGAAGTCTTAGAAACTAAAATAGAGAATGTTAATGAGAAATTAGAGAACTTTATGGATGATGCACCACTATTCAATATTGAATGTGAAAGTATTGTAAAAGAAGTTAAGAAGGTAGCAACAAAATCACTAGGAGGTCATGGAAGTAAGGCTTATAAAAATAAATCTTTAAGAGGTAAAGTATACAATGATATATACCATCAGATTAAACGAGAGTTTGGAGTAGATAGTTATAAGGCTATAAAGCGTTGTCAATTAAATAAAGTATTAGAGATTGTAAACAATTATAAGTTACCTATAGTGTTTGAAGAAGAAATAAGACTTTTAAATAGTCAATTATCAATAGTAAGTTAAATTTATTCAAAAAAAAGGAAAAGGAGTGCTTTCACACTCCACTTGTCAAAAATATAAAACTTTTATCCAAGATTATTATAACATAAACAGGAGTGTGGAAGTATGGATAATAATATCAATAAAAAAGAACTATTTAAAAAAGTAGAAGGTAGATTACATCATTATAAATTTTTAAGTGCAGAAATTAAGAATCTTGAATTAGATATAGAAAGTAGAGAAAATGAGATATTTGGGTGTAAGGCTGTTGGATATGATGAAAAAGTAAGTCCAACATATGCTTTTAATTCAACTGTTGAGAATGAGATTATAAAAAAAGAAAGAGATATTACTAGATTGAAAAAACTGAAAAAAGATAAAGAAATAGAAAAGAAGAAAATAGAAAATGCACTTACATGCTTAGATATAAGAGAAGAACATTTTTTTAAACTGTTTTATAATAGTAGAATGAAAAATAGTATGGTTTATATATCCTTAGAGATGAACTCAGATAGGAAAACATGTAGATGTGTAAGGGAAAGATTAGTGTATAAAGTTATGGATATGCTTTATCCAAGAATTAAGGAAAATGAACTCCCATTATTTAAAAATTAGAAAATTCCCCAGTTTTTCCCCAGAAATTCCCACTTTATTCCCTACTTTCTCCCCTTTTTGATTAAAAAAGCATGAGATAATAGTATTGTGGAAATAAAGATTTCCCTCTCAAAACTTAATATTTGACTAGGGTATAAGGGATTGCCCTAGTCACTACGAACAGACTAGGCAGGGCGTGAGGACGCTGTTAGTTCAATTCTAACTATGTTCAAATATTAATCAACGTATACACTAAAAGTAGAGAAATTGAGGGCAAAATTTTATATTTTGTATCTTAATTCAGAAGTCTAAAAATCGGGTGGGGCTTGGTAACCTCACTCACCATGCAGGTACTGGTGTCTAGTCTAAGTTCGATTCTTAGAACCTGCGACATAATATATGTATCTCCCTACTAAAAATGCTAAGTTTACTCCAAACTTAGCATTTTAATTTTTAAAAAGAAAAAAGAAATTTTTATTGTCATAATACTATTTGTTTAGGTATATTATAATGTGCATACTTAAAATTAAATACTTAGCAAGCATTTGAATTAATATACATAAGATATATGACATAATTTTTTATAGTGTAAGTTATTTAAATTAATTATAAATAACAGTAATTTTATTATATAAAATGTACATATTGTGAATAATAATAATAAAATCATGTACAAAATGCCAACTGATAATTCCTCGAAATATATTGCATATTTAACGTAACGTCAGTATAATTAAATTATAATAGTGAAGTGGAAGGTGGTACTTATGGCTACAAAAAGTATTTTAAAAAATGTAGATGTAAGAAAAAAGGCATTTGGAAGAAATCTAGTATCAGCTCTAGAAAATGCTAAAAATAAACAAGAAAAAGAAGTTGTATTAAGTAAAAAATGTTCAGAAGTACCAAAAGATAAAATAAAGGATATATTCGGGAGATTTTAATGAGTGGCTATTTAATTGTAAACTTAAGTAATATGCTAGGAGAGCTGGAGGAAGAAGAAGTTAAAAAAATTCTCTCCAGTTTTTCTTGTCCCCTTAATAAAGATGTAGAAGAATTTTTAAAAAACAAAGCTATTGAATTTTCTAAACAGGGTTTGGCTAGTACACATTTAGTGCTAACTTCTTATAAAGGCAAGCCTGTTATAGTTGGATATTTCACTCTAGCTAATAAGTATTTTACAATAAAAAGAAAAACATTATCAAACTCTTTAGCTAGGAAAATAGTGAAGTTTGGACAATACAATGAAGAACTAAGAAGATATATTATTGGAGCACCTTTGATAGGGCAAATAGGAAAGAATTATTCAAATAATTATAATAAATTAATCAAGGGTGATGAACTTCTAAAAATTGCATGTGACAAGATAAAAGCAGTACAGTTAGATATGGGTGGGAAAATAGTGTACCTTGAATGTGAAGATAAACCTAAATTAATTGAATTTTATAAGGATAATGGATTTGTAGACTTTGGAAAAAGAAGCCTTGATAAAGACGAAACAGATTCGTTAGATGGGGACTATTTAGTTCAAATGTTGAAATATCTAAAAAAATAAAAGTACATAAAATCTAAAATGACTATCTTGATAGATGGTCTTTTTTTATACAATAAATTAAAAGGAGAATGAAATTATGGAGATTAAGAAAAACACACAAGATGTAGTATCAGAAAGAAAAAATTCCCTAGATTCTGAATTCAAGATACCTGCAAGTGGTGTGTGTTATATGGCTGAGTTTATAAAGGAATCTAGGGAAATCATAAAAGAATTAGATAAACATTTTGAAAGTTGTCTAGATGTTTTATCTAAGGCAAGACTCTAAATATTTTGAATATGCTGAATCAAGCATGGTTTGCCAATCTGGGAAATCAGTATTTTTAACTATAAATAAATCAAATTCATTATCAGGAATAGCTAAAAAGTCTTCTTCTGAATTGACTATGTAATTACCAAATGCAAGTAGTTCATCAAAAGAATCAAAATTAGTGTGTTGGTTCATAAATTTCTTGCTAAGAATTATTGTGCGAATCTTATCAAAGTCAGGTTTTAAATTTTGTTCCATTCTTTCAATTTTCTTTTGAAATTGCTTTAAATTTCTAATGTCAATATTTTTACTCATAAGAACACCTCCTTTCAATAGAATATTAGCATAAAATTGTGGTGAATTCTGCTATTGTCGAACGATTGTTGAAGGATATTGTATAATAACATAGAATTTACTATACTATAAGGAGGTGATTATGTGGGATTTGAGATAAGTGGTAATTTGAATTTTGACAGTGTTATTGATGATTTAAAAAAAGAAGTTGAAAATAACCCTACTATATTTACATCACAAAATGTTGGAAATAAGTTCAAAGAAAAATGTAAAATATGCGAAAAAATATCTGAATTTGAAATACTAGAAGATGGTAAAGTTAAATGTTTAGAATGTGGGACTGAATTTGAATTGAATCTTAAAGTAGAGTAAACAAAAAAAGAATCTCAATTATGAGGTTCTTTTTTTATTCCCAAAACAAACAAATAAAGAGGTGGTGATGTGCAAGATGTCAAAGAAAAGGTAAAACAAGATTACTTAAAAGGAATGAAACAAAAGGAAATATCATCAAAGTATGACATTAGCTTAAACACTTTAAAGTCATGGATAAAAAGATACAACTGGGCTAGTGAAAAAAAGAAGGGTGCACCTATAAATAAAAGAGGTGCACCCTTTTCTAATAAAAATTCAGTTGGTCATGGTGCTCCAAAAGAGAATAAGAACGCTGAAAAGTTTGGTTTCTTCTCAAAATATCTACCCGAAGAAACTAGGGAATTGATACAAGAAATATCCATAAAAGATAAATTTGATATTCTTTGGGAGCAGATAACAATCCAATACGCAGCAATAATAAGAGCACAAAAGATAATGTATGTTAAAGACAAGGAAGAAATGATTAAAGAATTAAAGAAACATGAAAGTACAGAAAATGGAGAGAAGATAGAGTATGAATTTCAATTTGCATGGGATAGGCAAGCATCTTTTCTTAATGCACAGAGTAGAGCTATGAGTGAACTTAGAAGTTTAATTAAACAGTATGATGAAATGATTCATAAGGATTGGAATTTGGCTACAGAGGAGCAGAAAAATAGAGTTGAAAAGTTAAAATGTGAAGTTGATAACCTAAAGAAAAGTGATACTGGAGATGATTCAAAAATTTGGGTTGAAGCTATACAAAATATTGCAATGAAACGTGGTGTTAACAATGGATAAAGCTTTATTGACACTATTAGATTGTTATTGGGATAATCCTGTTTGGTTTGCAGAGGATATGTTAAATTTTAAAGCTGACAAGTGGCAATCTGATGTTCTGATGGCTTTAGCTCAAACCCCAAAAGTATCTATTAGAAGTGGTCAAGGAGTAGGTAAAACTGGATTAGAAAGCATTGCAACTGTATGGTATTTAAGCACTAGACCTTTTCCGAAAGTAGTTGCTACAGCTCCAACACGACAACAATTATATGACGTACTATGGGCTGAAATAGCTAAATGGCTAAGTAATAGCAAGGTTGAGAAGCTACTTGAGTGGACTAAAACAAAAGTGTATATGAAAGGCTTTGAAGAAAGATGGTGGGCTACAGCTAGAACAGCAGTAAAGCCCGAGAATATGCAAGGTTTTCATGAAGATTATATGTTATTTGTTGTTGATGAAGCTTCGGGAGTTGCTGACCCCATTATGGAAGCTATATTGGGAACATTATCAGGTGCAGAAAATAAGCTTCTTTTATGCGGAAACCCAACTAGAACGAGTGGAACGTTTTACGATAGCCATAATAGAGACAGAGATTTATATAAAACATTTAAAGTATCTTCTTTAGACAGCCCTAGAACATCAAAAGATAATATTGAAATGCTAAAAAGAAAGTACCATGAAGGTTCTGACCCTTGGCGTGTCAGAGTACTTGGAGAGTTTCCAAAAGGTGAAAGTGATTCTTTAATATCTTTAGAAGCTGTTGAAACAAGCACAATAAGAGAAGTGAATATATCTAATGACTATATATTAAATATAGGGGCGGATATAGCAAGATATGGTGATGATGAAACCATAATAGCTCCAAGAATAGGTGGGAAAGTATTTGATTTATTAACTTATTCAAAAAAAGATACAATGGAAACAGTAGGAAATATATTAAGAGCAGTTGATAAATTTAAAAATATGTATCATCAAATTAACAGAGTAAAAATAAAAACGGATGATGATGGCTTAGGTGCAGGTGTAACAGATAGATTAAAAGAAGTTATAAGACATGAAAGACTTAAATATGAAGTTATACCTATTCAAAATGGTTCTAGTGCTATAGAAAAAGATAAGTACTATAATAAAGCTTCTGAAATGTGGGATAACATGAGGGAGGAATTAGATGCAAATTTAAGTAGTTTTATACAAAATAAAGAAGCTATAATACAGCTTCCTAATGATGATAAACTTATTAAACAACTATCAAATAGAAAATATACAGTAGATTCAAAAGGGAAAATACAAATAGAAAGTAAAAAGGAAATGAAAAAAAGAATTGGAGAATCACCCGATAGAGCTGATGCAGTAATATATTCGTTTGCAGAAAATAACAATACTGATTTATCTTTACTGAAAGGGGGTAGTGTATGGGGATAATATCTTATGTAAAAAAGCTATTTAAAAGACCTGCAGGAGAGATTATGCGTATGTCTAGTGGAAACATTGGCGTATATAAATTAGACGATTCTAGAGTTGATTATGAGTTAGCAAGAGAACTGTATCAAAATAAAAATGCTAAGTACAAGCTAGGTTCTAGTTTTGTTAGACCGATTGTCAATTCAACAACTGGTTTTATGGGTGTACCTCATTTTCAAATAGAAGATGAAGAAGCTCAATATATATTAGATGAATTTGTTTTAGATAACACATCTAAAATGTTAAAAACACATACAGATAGTTTAAAGCAAGGTGATTGTTATATTTGGATAACTAGAGAAGAAAGAGAAAATCCTTTATATCCCGATAAAAAAGTTAGATTAATATATAACTTCATATCACCCGAAGAAGTGAAAGAAATAATATTAGACCCTACAACAAAAGAGCCTATAGCTTATATATTAGAAAGTCAAAATGAATGGACTGACTTAGGAGAAAACAAGAGAAAGGCTAAGGTAAAACAAATAATAACTGCTGAAAGTAGATTTGTTGAGGTTGAAGGTGATAAGATAGAAGGTTTAGAAGAAGGGGAAACGCCTAATGTATGGGGTTTTATACCAATAATACATTTTAAAAATGAAGCTGATGAAACATTGAAATATGGGCAAAGTGATATAGAACCAATAGAACCTCTTTTAAAAGCTTATCATGATGTTATGTTACATGCGTTAAAAGGTAGCAAAATGCACTCTACTCCAAAACTAAAGTTGAAATTAACTGATGTTGCAAGTTTTTTAGCACACAATTTTGGTGTTGAAGACCCAGTTAAATTTGCCAAAGAAGGTGGAAAGATAAATCTTGATGGGCATGAAATACTATTCTTAAACAAAGATGAAGAAGCTGAGTTTGTAGAAGTAAAATCAGCCATAGGTGATGCTAAGGAGCTTTTAAAGCTTCTTTTTTATTGCATAGTAGATGTATCTGAAACACCCGAGTTTATATTTGGAGTACATACACCTAGTGCTTTAGCTTCTGTAAAAGAACAAATGCCTATTATGGTAAATAAGATAAGAAGAAAAAGAGAACAATTTACAAATAGCTGGCAATTACTTGCAAGAATGGTTTTAATAATGAGTTCTAATTCTAGTGGTATGAAATATTCATCTTATGATGTGACTATAGGTTGGGATGAAGTAAATCCACGAGATGATAAAGAATTAGCTGAAACACTAGAAAAAGTATGTAGTGCATTAGATAAAGCTTTAGAGGGTGGATTTATTAGTGAAGAATCAACAGTAAACTTTTTAGCACAGTATATAGATACAATGAGCAATTATATAAGTGATGACCCTGAAATAGTTGGAGAAAGAGAAAAGATAATAAAAACCAAGATGTTAAAATACAGATTAGATGACTCTCAAGGTTTAAATGATGAGTCAAATGAAATTGAGAAGGAAATAAATAAAATAAAGGATAATAATGGCAATGGATAAAAGTACTTCGGAATTAATAACTGTTGCAGGGGAGTACAAGAAATGGGCATTAGAAGCTAGAAAAAAATTTATAGATTTAAGGCTCAAGCAAGATGATGAAATAAGAACAATGTATATTAACATAACAAGAAATATTACAAAAGAAATAAGAAAAGGAAATCTTTCAGACTTTAACAAAGTTAGGTTAAAACAGATACTAAAACAATTAACGCAAGAAATAAAAATATTAAATGAACAACTAGTATTTAATTTTGATGAATACTTAAATAAAAATGTTGAAACAGCTACTAGTTACTCTAAAAATATTTTAATTAATGCAGTTGAGACAGCTCAAATAACTAAAGTAACTAAAACTATGATACAAAAAGCTTTCTATGATATTAATATAAGAACTGTAGAAGCTTATTATACAAGGGTTAAGGATGGTTTATTTTTATCTGATAGAATTTGGTCTAAGTGTAAGAAGTACAGAGAAGATATGAAAGTTATATTACAAACAGCAGTAACAGAAGGTCAAGACTGTGTTAAAACAGCTAAGATGTTAGACAAATATGTTTTAAAAGGTAAGAAAACTTTAGTTGATGAATATCCAAATATGATAAAAAGAATAGGAAATAGAGTACCTCAAAATATAAGTTATGAAGCTTTAAGATTGGCAAGAACTGAAATGACATCAGCTTATGGTGATGGGGTTTTAGCTTCTGCAATGATTAACCCTGCAACCATAGGTATTCAGTTTATGTTGTCCATGGCACATCCTCACACAGATATATGTGACGAAATATGTGGAGAGGATAATTTTGGTTTGGGTAAAGGTGTTTATCCTATAAATGAAGCTCCTGTATATCCATTCCACCCTCATTGTTTGTGTATTATGCTTACTGTAGTTCAACCATTAGATATATTAGTTGGAAGGTTGAAAAATTGGATTAAAAATCCTATGAATGATGTACCTCTTGAAATGTGGTATCAAGAGGTGTATGGAAATTTGAATTTTTAAATTGAAAGGTGGTGATTAAATGAATGTAATAACTGGAGAAATGGACTCAATGAATGCGTTAATATCTAGTATAAAACCTTCTGATATTCCTTTAGCTAAAGATATAGACATAGAAGCTTTAAAATCTATAGATGATGACCCTCTTGAGGTAGTTGTTGAGATACCAGCTACAAAATCTAAAAGGGGATGGAATTATACTGCTAAAAGCTTGAAAGATATTGTAGATTACACTAATGAAAATACTCTTAATGGCTTTTTAGGACATCAAAAAGCTGAAAATATATCAACTGAATTTGCACTACCTGTAACGCATTGGATAGGTGCAGAAATGAAAGGGGATAAAGCTTATTTCAGAGGGCTGATTGATGCTGATGCAACAAATTTAAAAAGATGGATTAGAACTAAAAGGATAAAAGAAGTTAGTATATTTGGTTATCCAAAACTTAAAAAGAGTGCTAAAGGCGAAATGAATGTTATAGGATATGAGCCACTATCTATTGATTGGACTCCTCTACATAGACCAGGTATGCCAACAAGTATTGTAGGTATGGAAATGAGTCCTAATGGCGAACAGTTAGATGGAACTTTTGAAGCTTTAAGAATAGATTTAAGAGAAGCTTTAAAAGCTAAGTTTTCTATTAATGATAATAATTCATATCTCTATATACAAAACATAAGATATGATAACAATACTGTCATATATGAGTTGGAGCAAAATGGATTATGCAAGCTTTATAGTATACCATTTACTATAGTTGAAAATAAAATAAATCTAGGTGAAGAAATTGAAGTAATAAAGAAAATAAGCTATGAAGCTAAAGGAGAAATGAAAGGAGAGGAAAACAAATTGGAAGGAAAAGAGTTAATAAAAAATGTCAAAGGATTACTGCAAACTGGTGAAATATCATATTCAGAGGTCATACAAGGAATAGGCTTAACTAAGGAAATTGTGACAGGAGAGATGGAAGATGTAAAAAGTTCATTAAAAGCAGAAAAAGAATTAAGAGAAGTGAAAAAAGTACTTGGAATAGTAGGAGAGATGGACACAGTTGAAGTGGCAAAAAAGGCTTCAAAAGCTTTAGAAAATGAGAAAAAGGAAGCTTGGAACTGTATAGTTAATAAAGTAATTAAAGATAAAGTGTCAGGTGAAATAGCTCAAACATTAGTTAAGAAAATGTTAAATGTTGAGGAAGGCTCAAGTGAAGAAGTAATAACAGGAGAAATAGAAAATATATTAAATGATGAGTTTGTAAAAAATACAATGTCTAATATGTATAAAGATAATCCAACAACAACAGGATTATTAAACTCTAGCAATAATGGAAGTTTAACAACTAAGAAAAATAGAATATAAAGGAGTGATGTTTATATGGCATTTAAAGGTCAACCAACGCCAAGCACAATAACACAGATAACAAGAGCAAAAATAAGTGATGGGAAATCTGTAAGAGTTATTCTTTCAGAAGGCGAAAGCACTAAAACACAACAATTTTATCTTATAAATGGATTCTTTGGAGTCGCTATGCAAGACGGAGAAAAAGGCGATGAAGTTACTTTGCAAATAGAGCAAGCTGAATACGAAACGGATAATATTGTTACATCAGAAGCTTTTGAGGCAGGGAAATTGATTTATTGGGATAATACAGCTAAGAAATTTACTACTACATCTGCAAGTAATAGGCTAGTTGGTAGAGTAACAGATGGGAAAGACAGTAATAATGTAATTTGGTTTATATTATTACCTCAACAATAGAAAAGGAGTGATAAATATATGGCATTTAAAGTAATTAGTCAGGAAAATTTGCTGGAACAAAAAAGAAAAGAAACTTTACAAGAAGATATACCATTTATAGTAAATGGTGAAATGGAATATGTAACAAAGAAAATATCAAATGGAGAAATGGAAACCTTGGAGTTAAATAAGCCACTTGGTGAAATGATGACTTTTAGCTCGACTTCAAATTTAAAAGAGTTATTAAGAAAAGTTGTATTAGATGTTGAACTAGGCAGAGAGCAAGTACAACTATTATATAAACCAATCTATGACAGTATAGCAGATTCTAATTTACCACAAGTTATGGATGCTAAGTGGGCTTTACAAGGTAACTGTGTATTCCTAGAGCATATAGAAGGTGAAGAAATTAAATTCGGTACAATAAATGCAGAAAATGGTCCAGTTGCAAGGATACAAACTTATGCAACTGGTTTTGAGTATACAAAAGAAATGAAGGATTTTAACCAAACATTTAGTGTTGAAATATTAAATAAATCAATTGGTGAGAGTTACAATGCCTTGTTAAACCACATACATCTAAGCCCAATAATAAATTTTAATTATAAAGCTTCTAATAAGACAGCTTTTAAAGGTGAAACTAATGACCCAATATGGCTAGGAATTTGGAGAACATTAACACAAGCACAAAAAGATACAGTTATAGCAAAAAGACAAGGTAATATATTAATGGCTTCTAGTGCTGACCAAATTGAAATAGAAATGGCGTTAAATGGAGGACATTTATTAAACGGAAGCATGTATCCATCTATAAAAAATATATCAACAGTAATTTATTATGATGGGTGGGAGGTTACTGTTGGTAAAAAAACATATTCTTACAAAGGTGTTACACCAGGCAAAGGATATTTGATAAGACCTAAGCGAGGATTTAAAGAGTTAATAAAGAGAGATTTAACAACAGAGGTTGGAAATGCTGATTTAAGTAAGTTAGTAGAAAATCAAATTGTAGGTCATTGTTATAGAGGTGCTTTTGCAGCAGTAGAAGAAAATGTACAAGAAATAAGTTTTAGATAAAACACTCATAAGAGTGTTATTTTTATGAGGTGATAATATATGACACCAACTAGTAATTTAATAGAAAAATTAAGACTATTATTAAATGATAAAGATAAAAAATCATTTACAGATGAAGAATTAAACTTGTTTTTAGAAGAAGCAGACTGTATTTACTGTGCAGCTTCTCAAGGATGGGTATTAAAATCTTTACAATATGAAAATACAGTAGGGGAAATGTATGAGTATAAAGTGGGTCAAGAAACATATAAAAGCTCTAGTATAAAGGACCTAGTATCTGTAGCTTATCAAAATGCAGAGAAATTCAAGGATATGTGTACTAACAAAAAAGAAAAGGGAAGTTTTATGTTAGGAATTAGCACAGAATTTGAAATATGATAAATATTGATAGAAGAAGAAAAGACATAATAAGAACTATTAATATGAACCCTACCAATATTACTATAACTAATATTAAAAAAACTGAAATAGATGGAGCTTTTGAAGAAACTGAAACAGAGATAAAATGTGTTGTTAGAATATTTAATGAAAAGACAGCAGAGAAACAAATATCAAGTGAAAAGCAAGGTACTTTTAGTTCTATTAGAACATATGGAATGTTAGTAAGTGATGATGTTGTCTTAGATGTTAACAGTAGAGATTCTTTGGAGTTTGAGTGCATATATGGGAGAATGAAAATAGTTAATGTATATCCTCAAATTGTAAAAGGAGAACTTTGTGGGTATCAATGTTCACTTGAAAGGATTGATTAAAATGAGTGCTTTCACAAATGCAATAAATGATATAAATAGAAAAAAAGCAGGTATGTTTGTACTTTGTATGAGTGCAAGTGCAATGCTAGAAGGTGAAGCTAAAGCAAATGCAAGTTGGACAGACAGAACATCACATGCAAGACAAAGTTTAAATGCTAAAACTCTTGGAGGAGGAAATAATTTCATTATTAGATTATCGCATGGTGCAGAATATGGAGGAATACTTGAAGAAGGTTCAAAACCACATGTTATTACTCCAAAATCAGCTCAAGCTTTATACTGGAGAGGTGCTTCACATCCTGTAAAATCAGTTCAACATCCTGGTACAAAAGCAATGCCTATTATAAAACCAACTATTGATAAAAATATAGGCAAAATAGGTAATATGATTTTTAGATATTGGAGTGATTAAAATTGAAATATACTTTAGCTAATATTAGACCTTTGAATAATTTTTTAGATTTTAATTTAGAAAGTTTTGAAATACTAACAAAAAAAATGCCAATCGATATATTAAAGCCAAAAGTAGAACTTATTAGCCTTGATTATGGTGAAGTAAAATTAATAAAAAAATATACTGACTGTATTTGATTATTTGGAGCAAATAAATGAGAGCAGGAATAAGAAAAGCGTTAATAGATAATATAAAAGAATTAAAAGGTTGTTATGAACCTAATGTACCAAACAAAGATACTAAAAAGCCTTATATGGTAGTTGTACAAGGGCAAGACAATGACAACGGAGAAACAATAGGCTTTGAAAGAAGTATAGAAATATGGATTTATGAAGGCAGAACAACATTCAAGAAATTAGATAAATTAACTAAACAAGTTGTTGAAGTCTTAGATATGAATACTATAGTTGATGAATCTGAAAACGAAGCTTTTACTTGCATTTATAAAGGTACAAGTGAAAATGATATTGTTGTTGAGGAATGGGATGCTATAGCAAGAGGTATAAGGTTTAGTGTAATAGCTTTAGAAGATAAAGAAGATACAACTAATGATAGGTGGGTTGAAGCTTTATCTAAGTATACAAAAGATTTATTAGAAATTGAGAGTTATAAGGAAAATTGGAAGAAAAACTTTATAGCTCCATGCGCATTATGGCGAACTACAAATGTTGAAAACAAAAGAATAAATTATCATTTGATTGAGATTACCAAAACTATGAAATGTCATGTTGTAAGTAAAAATAAGGATGAAATAGTTAAGTTTCTTGAAGCATTAGAAACAAGTTTAATAATAGATAAAAGAGTAAGACTTAGAGAGGATAAGAATATGTATTTAACTCTTGTTAGCGTAGTTGAGGATAGGGAATCAGACATGTTTACAACAGGACAATTAACAGTTGTGTTCAAAATGATAGGTAAGATAAAAAGAGAAGGTCCTATTATGGATAAAATTTATAGTAATGGAAATTTAAAATAGGAGGTGTAAGGGTTGGCTGAAACAATTAATAAAAAGACTAATGTAAGTAAGCAGGAAGAAAAATATTTGAAAAATGATTTCTTAAAAAATAGTGAAGCACTTGGCTACGAAAAAATGGTAGTTGCAGGTGCTTTATTTAATTGTAAGAAAGAAGAACTTACAAAATCAGAGTTTGAGAAATTAATAAAAGATTTTTTAGAAAGAGAGGTGAAGTAAAATGGCAACTGGTACATGGAATGAAAAAGAAAAAAAGGAGATACCGGGCTTTTATAACAGATTCAAAACACAAGCAGAAAAGTCTGCAAACACAGGATTAAAGGGTAGATTAGCAATACCAGTTAAGGCTAATTGGGGAGAAGTTGGCAAGGTTGTAACAATAAAAAATGACTTGAGACAGCTTAAAACTTTGTTTGGTGATGATATGAACTATTCAGCGTATAAGTTAGGTAAATTAGCTTTATTAGGAAATGTAAAAGAGCTGTTATTATATAGGCTTGTAGATGGAAAACAAAAGAAGGGTACATTAACACTAAAAGATACTACAGAAAATAGTGCAAAAGATGTAATTAAGTTAGAAACTAAGTATCCAACAGCTAGAAACTTTAATGTAACAATAAAATCCAATTTAGTAGATTCAGATAAAAAGGACTTTATATTCTTTGAAAATACTAAACAGTTATTTAGTTCAAGTATTAAAGGCACTATAGATGAAATAGTACTAGAAATAAACTCAAATTTAGATAATGAGTATGTAATTGCAACTAAAGTAGCTGATAGCGATACAATTCTAGCAAATGTAGTAAATCAAGCTTTAGAGGGTGGGAATGATGGTTGCACATCTATTACTAATGAGTCTTATCTAAAAGCACTAGAAGAATTTGAAAGATATAGTTTTGACTCTTTTGTACTTGATGGTGTGGCTGAGGAAGCATTGCAGGAAACTACAAAAGCTTGGGTAGCTAAGAATAAGGAGCTAGGAAAAGATATATTATTATTTCTTGGTGGAAAAGCAGAGGATAATATAAAACAAATTAATGATAAATCAAAAAGTTTTAATGATGAAAATATAGTTAATGTTGGGAGTTCAGCTTATTATGAGGGAATAAAATATACACCTAGTGAAGTAGCTGTTTATATTGCTGCTCTTTCTGTAAGTAAAGGTATAACAGGAAGTATATGTAATGCTAAGACTATATTTGAAGAAGTAGAACCAAGATTAAGCCAAAGTGAAGTAAAAGAGTGTTTGAAATCAGGTACACTAATACTTGATTTTGATGATGGAGACGTAATTATAGTTGATGATGTAAACACATTTAAGAAGTATGTAGATGATAAGAATGAAGCTATAGGATATATCTCTAATATTATGTTTATTAATACTATAAATAAAGATACTTCATTGAAGCGAAAGGAATTTGTAGGTAAGATATTTAATGATTCAACAGGGCAGACAACTGTTATATGTGCATTAAAGAAATATTTTGAAGAATTAATGGGTCAAGGCATTATATCAGAATTTAATGTTGATATAGATACAGAGCTTCAAGCAACTGCTAAAGCAGATGAGTTTTATTGGAAATGGGATGCTGTCAAGGTTGATGTGATGAAGAAAATCTTTGGAACTGGATATTTAGGATAAAGGAGGTTATAAAGTATGGGAAAATATGATGAAAATATTATAGATGCTGCAAATGTTGCAGATGGCTCGAATGCTAAAATAATAGTTGATGGGAAAGAAGAAGGATATGGAACAGAGTTTACAGCTGAGGTTGAAAATGATAAGAAAACCTTTAGAGTGATTGGTTGCAAATGGGAGCTTAACAAGGCATCTACTCAAAAAGGTACTTTTTCTTTAACTGTACTTAAAACAACATCTGAATGGATCGAAAGAGGATTTGATAAATTTGAATTAATATCTGAAATAGAAAATCCTGGATTAGTTGGATATGAAAGAATTAGATATAAAAATTGTATGGTAGATAAAATACAACTAGCAAGTATAAAAGCTGATGAAAATATAGAAATACAAATAGATGGTACTTTTGAGGGTTATGAGCTAGTGGATAAAATAGCATAATAAATAAATTTAAGCTACATGTAATTAATTTTATATGTAGCTTTTCAAATAAAACTATAAAAATGGAGGAAGTTAAAAATGGCAAACTTAGATAAAGAATTTTTAAATGAAGGAATAGAAGAAGAAAGAGAACTTACTAAAGAGGAAATAGCAAAGCAACAAGAAGATAATATAATTATGAAATTGACAGAGGATGCTATATTACCTGAAAAAACTATTTTTGTAAAAAGATTAGATATACCACTTACACTTAGGGCTTTAACAGAAAAAGAGATAAGTGCGTTGCAAAAAAAATATACAAAAGTTACTAAGGTAAGAGGTAGAAGGGAAAGCAAACTAATGGAAGATGAATTTAATATAGCTCTAATAGAAAAAGCTACAATAGTTCCTAATTTTTGCGATGCAAGACTTCTTAATTCTATGAATGTATCTAGTGGTGTTGAATTTATAAGAAGAAAGTTCTTAGCAGGAGAAATCGCATTAATTAGTGATGAGGTACTAGAATTGTCTGGATTTTATGAAGAATTAAGTGATGATGATATAAAAAACTAATAAAGAGAGGTGGGAAGATTACTATTTTATACAACGCATATGTTAAACATAGTATTCTTCCAGAGGACTTTTTAAAAAGAGAGAAAACACCTCAACAGCTTCTTAGAGTTTTTACTCAACATGAAATAGAACAAGAAAATAAAGCTATGAAAAATAAATAAAATTTAAACTAAAAGTGAGGTGAGAGAAATAGCTAAAAAAGAAATGTATCACATTGATGTTGTCATTGATGTTACAGGAGATGAACAAACTAAAAATAAATTAAGTGCTATGGAAAGATACACGAAACAGACAGAAAAGAGAATGAGAGCACTAAATAGGATAAAAGCTAATCCAGTTATACAAGCTCAAGATAAAACATCTAGTGTTGTAAATAGAATTAGCAACAACTTAAAAAGAGTGGGTAGAACTATATCTACAACCATAAACGCAAAAGATAGAGCATCTAGCGTTGTAAATAGAGTTAAAAACAAAGTAAATAGCTTACTTACAAGTCGACAAAGAGAAGTTTTATTAAAGGCTAGAGACAAAGCTAGTCAAGTTGTAGATAAAGTAAAAGCTAAGGTACAAAATTTGACTGCGGCTACAATAATTAGCTTGAATATGAAAGCTGACCCAGCACTAAGAGTTATTTCTCAAACTAGAAGTAAGTTAGGAGAACTCAAAAACAACACAATAATAAATATTAAAGCAAAAGGTGAAGAAGCATTAAATACTATTTCTCGTACTAAGAGTAAATTACAAGAGTTTTCTAATAGGACTTATCAAGCAATTGTAAAATTAAAAGATGAAGCTAGTCCAACTTTGAGTGGGTTAGATGGTAAGATAAGTTCTTTTATAAGTAGTACTATTAGTAAGTTTACACAATTAGCAGTAACAGCCACAGCATTAATTGGTGGTGTTGGAGTAGGAAGTGCTATAAAAGGATTTGCAGACTTTGAACAAGCAATGAAAAACGCACAAGCTGTATCAAGTGCAAATTCAAAGGAAATGGCAGAAATGACTGCAATGGCAAGGGAAATGGGTCGTACAACTAGCTTTACAGCTAAAGATGCAGGGAATGCTATGTATTTTATGGGGATGGCTGGATGGAAAAGCAAAGAAATGATTGCTGGTCTACCTGGTATATTAAATTTGGCAGCAACAGGTCAGACAGATTTAGCACTAACAGCAGATATTGTGACTGATGGTTTAACTGCTTTAGGGCTAACTGCAAAGGATACAGGAATGTTTGTTGATGTTATGGCAGCAACAGTTACAAACTCTAACACAGACATAGAAAGAATGGGTGAAACTTTTAAGTATATGGGAAGTGTTGGAGGAGCATTAGGTGTTTCTATGAAAGATTTGAGTTTAGCAACTGGCTTAATGGCTAGTGCAAGCGTTAAAGGTAGCATGGCAGGTACTGCACTTAGAGGTGGTTTAGTTAGATTAATAAAACCCCCAGCTGAGGCACAGAAAGCTATGAATAAATATGGAATAGAAATAAAGAAAACAAAAGATGGAAATTTAGATTTAGCTAGTACAATCGTTGACCTTAGAGAAAAATTAGGCGGACTTGAAGGAGTACAAAAAAGTGCTGCAATAAGTAGCATATTTGGGCGAACAGCCATGGCCGGTTGGGCGGCTGTAGTAAACGCAAGTGAAAAAGATTTTAAAAAATTAACAACAGCTATAAATGAAAGTGAAGGAGAAGCTAAGAGAATTGCTGATATGAAACTAGATACCCTGTCAGGACAATTTGAAATTTTAAAAAGTGCTATTGATGATGTAAGAATATCAGTAGGTCAAAGACTTGGACCTATGACACGAAGTTTTGTTGAACAGTTAACAAAAGATATGCCTAAAATAGGGGATGCCATCGTTAGTTTTGTAAGTGATTTTATAAATGATTTTGATAAAATTAAAAGTATTATGCAAAATGTCATTTCAGTAATATCTGGAATAGTATCTGCATTTATTGCTTTCAAAGCTTTAAAGTTTATTTCTTTTCTAATTCCTATATTAAGCGATATAGGATTTGCAATAGCTGCTTTTGCAGGTGGTGCGGCAACGCTAGGAGAAGCTTTATTGTTTGCACTAGGTGGACCTGTTGGTGCTGTTATAGCAGGAGTAGTATTACTAGCAACAGCATTTACATTAGCTTATCAAAAATCAGATGCTTTTAGAAAAATTGTCAAAAATGTAGGAAAATCAATTAAAAATTTTTTACAAGAAGCAATAATAGCAATTTCACCTTTTGTAAATGTGTTTGGTAACAAATTAAAAGAATTAGGGAAAGCTGTAATTCCATTGTTAAAAGTATTTGGGGATTTTGCATCAACGCTAATGAGTAAAATCGGACCTATAATTTTGTTTTTATCAAGTAATGTTTTAGCTGGCTTTATATTAACTTTTGTAGCTGCTGTAGAAGCTGTTAAATCTGCTGTAGTCGCGATAACAGGTGTATTGCAAGGTTTAACATCAATTATAAAAGGAGTTTTTGATATTGTTGGAGGAATAATAAGTGGTGATGGGAAACAAATAATAAATGGCTTAAAATCTGTATTTGAAGGAGGAATAAAAATTGTTTCTTCTGTTTGGAAAGGATTAGTAGATATTGTAACTTCTCCTATTCAAGCTGTTGTAGATGTTCTAGACGAAAAATTCGGAAAAAAAGTAGAGGGAATAAAGAAAAAATGGAATGAATTAAAAGACTTCTTAAAAAATCCTACTAAAGCAGCTCCAAAAGTTCAACCTGTCAATTTATCTGGAGAGAAAGCATCAAACGAGTTACAAGCTTCATCAAACGGAGCAAAAGCATATATAAGTTCGTTAGGTCAAAAAATAGGTGAAGGTATTGGAAAAATTAAAGATAAATTTGGAGAACTCAAAATATCTGCAACAGAAGTATTTAATAATATAGTATCTTTCGTAGGAGGCAAAGCAACCGAATTAAAAGATAAACTTTTAGAAGGCATAAAACCTGCTATAGATACATTTAAACAATCATTAAGTAATTTAAAAGAAGTTTTTGGAGATTCTTTAGATAGCATAAAAGAAGCTTTTGGAGGTTTAAAAACTGTATTTGATGAAAATATTAAAACGCCTTTCGAAAATTTAAAACAAAAAGTTTTAGAAACAAAAGAAAGTTTAAAACCAGTTTTTGATAACTTAAAATCTAGCTTTGCAGAACTAGGAAAAGCTCTTGAACCAATAAAAGAAGCATTTAGTGGAATAAAAGATTTCTTTTCAAATTTGTTTAAGCCAATTAAAGATGATGGAGCAACTAAGACAACTAAAACCAATATGGATGAGTTAAAACAATCAACACAACGTGTTGGAACATCTTTCAAAGAGTTAGGAAATGCTTTCAACCAATTAAAAGAAGCAGCAAAACCTTTTATAGACTATTTAAAACAGATAAAAGATTCTTTAACATCTACTCTGGGAGATATAGGGGGAGGATTACTCAAAGGTGTAGCAACTTCTATAGTTTTAGTTATAACTTCTGTTATTAATGCAATTGCATCTATTATAAATGCTGTAGCAGGTGCTATAAAAGGTGTAATTGATATAATAAAAGGAATATTCGAAATCATAGGTGGGATAATTAGTGGTGATGGTGAAAAAATAAAACAAGGATTTTCTGATGTTTTCAAAGGAATTGGGGAAGTAGTCAAATCATTGTGGGAAGGTATAAAAGGAGTTTTAGGAGCACCACTTAAAGCAGTTGTAAATTTTATTGATAATGGATTTTCAGAAAAAGTAGGGCAAGTAAAACAATGGTGGTCTGATTTAAAAACTAATGTAGGCCAAAAAATAAGCGGATTTGTTAGTTTTGTAAGCAATGGTTTTCAACAAAAAGTTCAACAAGTTGGAATGTGGTGGCAAGGACTTAAAGTAAATTTATCTGGCAAAATAAGTGGATTTGTAAGTCTTGTAGAAAACGGATTTAAAAGTAAAGTGGATTCAATTAAATCAGCATGGGATAGTTTAAGAAAAAAATTATCACAAAAAATAACTGGTTTTGTAAGTATAGTAAAAACTGGAATAAGTAATGTATTGGACCGTTTTGCTGATGGTGGAGTTGCAAGTAAACCAAGTATTTGTGGAGAAGCAGGTCCTGAAATGGTTATTCCTCTTTCTAATAGTAAGAGAAGTAGAGCATTAAGTTTATATGAACAAGCAGGACAGATGCTTGGAACTAAAGCAAGCAATAATGTTATTCCAATATCTCAAAAATTAGGAACTAGTTTTAATTCTGCAAGTAGTATCCAAAATAGTAATTCTAGTATTATTAATAATGTTAGACAATTTCCTACCAAACAAGAAGAATTTAATAATACAGAAAATAGAATTTATCAAGAAGCTCAACCACAAAACATAATTTCTAGTGGAAGTAATGCGATTAATGTTGGTGGAATATCTATAAATATTCAAGGTAGCAACAACAAAGAAGAAATGATACAAGAAATATTGTCTCAAGTGGAAAGTGGATTAAGAGAAGCATTAGAAGACATTGGATAATGTCGAATTGTTGTTAAAAAAATCCTCCTTATAGATGTTATAATTTAATTATAAATTACATGAGGGGGATTTGCATATTATGTGGGGAAGATTTAAAAATATGAGTATAATCTTAAAGGTTTTAGTTTTAGTTTGTGCTATAGCAATTTTTCCAATAACTTTATTAGCATTTTCTATAGAATTTGTAGTTAAATCTTTTAAAAGAAACGAAAGGTTTAAAGTTGTTTTTGGCGTATTTTTAGTTTTTATTACATTTTCATTTGTATGTATTTGGTATTTGTTAGAAGATAATATAACAACTAGCAATAGTAGTAATAAAAAACAAGAAGAACATCTAAAAGAAGAGCCAGGTAAAAATCTAGCAACAAGAGAAGCAGAAGAAGAAACAAATAAGAAGAAAGAACAAGAGAAACAGAAAAATGAAGGTACAGAAGCTGAAAAAAAAGAGCGAGATAAAACTGAGAAAAAAGAAAAAGTAGATAAAAAATATCAAGAGAAGAATAAAGAGAAAGCAGAAACGAAAAAGCAAACATTAACTAGTGAAGAATTAAAGAAAAAAGTTGATTCTATAATTCCAGCAGAGTATAAAGGAAATTATTACACAAATGATGTATTAGATACAGATGGTAGCTATGTACTTAGTTTACAAGTTCAAAATGCAAGTTTTGACAATGAAAGCAGTTGTAAGGCATTTACTAAAGACTTAATTAACAAGTTGAAAGAATTTAGAATAGACTCAGCAGAAGTATATTTTGTAGGTTCAAGTGGTCAAACAACATATCAAATTAATATAGATGATTTCTTGAAAGTTCAAGATAATATTAAGAGTGTAGATAATATGGAGTTTTTCTCTTTCAAAGATTTTAAAAATTAGATATATAAGAAAAAGACGTTTATTTATTAGGAATAGATGTCTTTTTTATTGTAAAAAGGAAGTGATAATTTGGTAATAGACATATACCTAAAAAATGAAAAAGAAAAAATAGATTTTCATTTTCCAGTAAATCCATTCGATAGTTTATCTATTAAAAAAGAAAAAAGGTTTGAAACTGTAGATATAGTAAACTTAGGCGAATTTGACATTAAAAAAGAAGGAGAGAAGATAAGAGAAATATCATTTAAAACATTTCTGCCTAACTTATATGACGCTTCTTATTGCAGATACAGTGAGTTAAAAAATCCAATCGAAGTAGTGGCAATGCTTGAAAAGTGGGTAGACCAAGCTGAACCATTACGATTAATAGTAACTGGTTTTGGCTACAATGGATTAGTTACAATATCTAATTTTAGTAATACTCAAACAGCAGGAAGAGAAGAAGACAGAGATATTGAGATAACATTTAGAACTTACAGAGAACTGAAGATAGAGACATTAAAGAAAGAAACTAAAAGTAATACTAAAACAGATTTAAAAGACAATAGACCTAATAATAAAACCACTCCAAAAATATATACTGTTAAGTCAAGTGATACATTATATAAGATAGCTAAAAATCTTTTAGGCAAAGGTTCGAGATGGCCAGAAATTTACAATATACCCGAAAACAAAAAAGTCATTGGTAAAAATCCGAATGTGATTAAAAAAGGACAAAAGTTGGTGATACCTTCTAAATGAAAATAATATTAAATGGAAAATATGATATTGCAAATTTTAACGAGGGAATAACATTAAGTGAAGCTATAGACGGAGTTGCATATAAGATGGATGTATCATTAGTAGAACCTAAACAACTTCAAGATATATGGATTAAAAAAGGTGATAAAATAGTTCTAATTGACATTGCATATGAGAGTAAAAAAGAAGAAACAATCTTTGATGGAGTCATATGGGAAACTAGGAGAAGTGAAAAGAGTAAAAAACTGACATTATCTTGTAGAGAAAGAACTGTTTACATGGAAGAATCAGAAGAACAATATTCGTTTAAAGAAAATACAGCAACACAAAGAATTGAATACTACTGCAAACAATGGAATATACCTTACTACAATCTAGCGAATACTTCTGTAAAACTTGCTAAAGTAATACATAAGACAAATATACTAGATATGATTAAAAAAGACTTAAAAGAAACAGCGAGTAAGGGTGGAGACTTATTTAGAGTAAGGATGGATAATAAATTAAAACTATTTAAGCTTGGTACTAATGCAAATGTATATAAATTAGATAGTATATTAGAAGATGCAAACTTTACAAGTAGTTTTAATGATGCAGTAACAAGTGTAAAAGTTTTAGGAAAGAGTAAAGATGAAAATACAAAAGCACCTATCATTGGAACATATAAAAAGGACTCAGACAAATATGGAACACTGCAAAAGATTAAACAAGATGAAAAGATAAAAAATACTAAAGAAGCTAAGAAAGCAGCAGAAGCAATGTTCAATAGTGGAGAGGAAACAATAAGTGTAGATTGTGCAGTAGATATAAATAGAATAAGAGCAGGTGACAAGGTAAGTTTAAAAAGTAAAGAATATTATGTTATAGATGTCACTCATACACTAGATTCTAGACTGAAAATGAAGCTCAATATAGGGACTTTAGAATATATAAGGAGGAAGTTTTATAACAATGACTGATGCTAGATTTAATGGAATTGCTAGAATATTGAAAGAAAATATGAATAAAAGTGTAGCAAATAGCACTTTTGGAATGGGTTGTGAACTTGCAGAAATAACAACAAATGGATTAAAAGTAAATGGTTATAAAGATGAAATACAAGATTATTTAGTATTAGAGAGTTTAATATTAAAAGAGGATTATTTTACTTTTTCAGATGAAGCTTTAAGTGGAGAATATAGGCATAAGCATAAAATAGAAACTACAAAAGAATTAAAACCCTTGGCTATAGGCGATAAGGTGTTAGTAGCAGTCATGGGAGCTGAATTTGCAGTAATTGGGAGGGTTGTAAATGCCAAACCTATTTCCAATTAATGAGAAATTTGAAACTGTAGAATTAAAAAATAATGATGAAAATGAATTGGACCTAAAGGGTTCTTTTTTATTTGATTTTGAAAAAGGTGAATTTGTTAAAAATGCAGATGGAACATTAAAAAAATGCGATAAAGTTCAAGCGTACAAACAATGGTGTCAGAAAGCTATATTAACACCTAGGCACAAAAGGTCAGCTTATTCTAGTGTATATGGAAGTGAAATAAAAGAATTAATCGCTAGTAACTTATCACAAAATGCAAAAGAGCTTGAAATAACTAGATTAATAAAAGAAACTCTTTTAGTGCATCCTTACACAAAAGAAGTAGGAGAGTTTAGTTTTAATTGGCTGGAGAATAGCAGGTTAGTAGAGTATGAATTTAATGTATTAACAATAGATGATGAAAATATAGTAATTGATGGCAATATAAAAAGGTAGGTGATTATATGCAAAGAGAGCTACCTATACCAGTATTTTTAACAGAAGATGAGGACTCTGTACATGAAAGGATGTTAAGTAACTTTCAAGATGTGAGCACACTAGAAGGGGACTTTATTTATGATGCAACAAGACCTACAGCAGAGCAGATAGCCGAATTAAAACAACTAGGATTACAAAATAATTTAAAGATAGCATTTCCTCAGACCTCTTATGGAACTTATTTAGAGTGGCTTGGTGAATGTAAAGGAGTATTTAAAAATCAACCAACTAAGGCTACTGGAGTTATTACATTTACAGGTATGCAAGGAACTATCATTACAAAAGGAACTATAGTAACTACTATTGCAACTGATGAAAAACAGAGCATAGAATTTGAGCTTCTTGAAACTAAAACTATAGGAGAAAATGAAACAGTAGATATTAAAGCAGAATGTAGAGTTGCAGGAATTATAGGGAATGTGTCTAAAGGTAGTGTAGCCGTTTTGCTAGGTTCTATTAATGGTATTAAATCAGTTACTAATAAAGAAGATTTCAAAGGTGGAACAGATATTGAAGACGAAGAACATTTTAGAGAAAGAGTTCTTGTAGCAGAACAAGAAGATAAACTTAGTGGAGCTAGTTCAGATTATATAAGATGGGCTAAAGAAGTAGATGGAGTGGGATATGCTTATGTAGTTCCCGAATGGAATGGAGCAGGGACAGTAAAAGTATTAATACTAGATAAAAACAGAAAAGCAGCAACACAAGAATTAATAGATAAGGTCCAAGAATATATATATCCATTGAATATATCAGAAGGAGAAAATAGAGATGGGAAAGCTCCTATCGGTGCATTAGTTACAGTTGTGACACCTGACACATTACTTATTAATGTAAAAGCTAGTTTTATATTTAGTAATGGCTTTAGTGAAGAAACTGTATTAAACAATCTAAAAACTAAGATAGATAAATATTTAGATAAGATTGATTTAGGGGGGACAGTCTCATACAATGCTATACAGGCGATAGTAGGCTCTATGATGCTGACAGATGAAGGTATAGAAGACTTTTCTAATCTTACTATAAATGATGTAAAAGAAAATATAAAATTGCAAGACCAAGTGGTCGGAATAGGGGAAATAGTTAACGAGGTGGTTGGATGATAGCTTCTAAAAAAGGTAAAGAAATGCTTCTTACATTATCTCCTATCTATGAACAATCTATCATAATGCAAAGCTTATATGAAGCTATAGGAAGCGAATTTGATAATCTAGAATTATTAAATAAAGAAATAGAGTTACAATTATTCCCTCAGAGTGCGACATGGGGACTTGAATTTTGGGAAAATAGAGTGGGTTTATCCACTAATATAGATGAAGATATAGAAGCTAGAAGAAGAAAGGTCATTGCTAAGCTTCAAAGTAAATATATTATGACACCTAAAAGAATGGCTATGATACTCCAATCTTATACAGGTGCAAACATAAAAATAAATGAAAATATATCTCCATATACTTTTGGTGTTGAATTAACCAGTACCCAAGGTTTTCCTAAAGATTTAGAAGATTTATATAAGAGAGTAAATGTTATAAAACCTTCTCATTTAGCTGTAAGTTATAAGTTAGTTTCTTTATTGAAAAGTAAAACCTATTTTGCACAAACGGCAATTATGAGCGAAGAAATAACTGTATATCCGTACACAAGCAAAGAAGTAAAAGCAAGTGTTAAAGCCAAGTTTGCACTAGCTCATAACATGAGCTCAGAAACATTAACAGTATATCCAAGATAGGAGGTGGCATAAATGGCTGATGAACAATTTTACACAATACTAACAAACATAGGTAAAGCTAAGATTGCTAATGCAGGAATGTTAGGTAAGTCAGTAATTTTAGAGAAGATTCAAGCAGGTGATGGTGGAGGAAACTACTATAATCCAACAGAAGACCAAACAGCATTAAAAAATAAAGTTTGGGAAGGGAATATAAATGCTTTTGATAATGATGAAAATAATCCTAACTGGATTATTGCAACAGCATGTATCCCTGGTTCGATAGGTGGATTTACAGTTAGAGAAATGGGTCTTATAGATAATGAAGGAGATATGATTGCAGTTTGTAAAAGCCCTGAAACCTACAAGCCAAAAGTTGATAATGGAGCTATGAAAGATTTGTATTTGAAATTTATCATAGAAGTATCTAATGTAGAGAAAGTGACATTAGTTGTTGACCCTACAGCTATTTTTCTAACTAAAAAAGATGAAGAAAAAATATTAACAAATATTAATAAACTAGACACTAAAATAGATACAACCAAAACAGAATTAACAAGCAACATAGAAACTACTAAAACAGAGCTAAACACTAGAATTGACACAGAAAATGAGAAACAAAATATTAAAATTGACCAATTAATCGCAGGTGGTTCAAATGTGGCATCTACTCAAATAATAACAATTGATGATTGGGTTGAGGATGCAGAAAATGGATTCAAAGCAACTGTAACACATAGTTTATTAACACAGAGAATAGTTGTAAATATTATAGATGCTACTACAAAAGAAAATGCAGTTACAAACTTTAAAATTATAGATGATAATTCTATAGAAGTTAGAAGTGAAACAAGGTCAGAATTAAACGTTTATGTGATAAATGGAAATGCAGAAACTCATTTTATTAATGCAACTGTAGATGATAACAGAGTATCTGAAATGACTACTTATTCGTCTAAGAAAATCGAAGATAGATTTGTTAATCTAGAAGAAAAGGTAAATGGTGGTTTATCTAATATTGCAACTAGTGTAAATGAGTTAATAACTTATTGTTAGAGAGGAGAGTGAGAAAATGCAGACTGAATGGAATTTTGGTTATAATGGTTCGCCACAAAGTGTTATATTGAAACCTGGCAAATATAAATTTGAATGCTGGGGTTCTTCTGGAGGTATCAACAATTCTTCTTGGCATACTGATGCTAAAGGCGGATATTCTAAAGGTGAAATTACATTAAAAAAACAAACTACATTATATGTTTACGTCGGCGAAAGTGGTTTTGCTTCTTCATCTACGAGTAATAACACTAAAAGTGGTTTTAATGGCGGTGGTAAAGGTTATTTAAATCAACAGGTTATGGGTACTTATTATTCTATGTACGGTGGTGGTGCTACTGATATAAGGCTCGTTGGTGGTGCTTGGGATAATGAGCAAGGTTTGCTATCTCGTATAATTGTCGCAGGTGGTGGCGGTGGTTCATATTCTCCTTATACTGGTGGTGCAGGAGGAGGATTAGCAGGAGGTACTGGGTATAGTGCTAACGACAGACATCGTCCCGGCGGTACTCAATATCAAGGTGGTATTGGTCGTGTAAGCACAGAAAACGGAAGTTTTGGAAAAGGGTGTTCTGCTAAAGATTCAACTGGCGAAGGCGGTGGAGGTGGCTGGTTTGGTGGTGCAGGAATGAATGGTGTGGGAGCAGGTGGAGGTGGAAGTGGCTACATATTAACTAAAGATAGTTATAAGCCTACTGGCTACACACCAACATCTGAATATTATTTTGATAATGTTGTTATGGAATCTGGTGGAAATACTGCTGGTGCTTATGGTTATGCCCTAATAACATTACTACAAGCATTACCTTTTTTAACCGTATCCTCTTATAACTCAACTACAGCAACATTCAAAGCCGACCACACAGACCCAGCATTGTTAACTAAAATAGAATACTTTATAGATGATGTATTAAAAGAAACTATCACAACAGATTTAACTCTTGAAAAAACAATTAACTATACATTAGAAGATAATGCACTACACACACTTAAGATAGTTGTTACAGACAGTAATAATGCTACAGCAGAAAAAGTGTTAAGTATAAGTAAGAATATAATGCCACTGCCCGAAAATGTAAATTTAAATGATATATCAACAAAACTGACAGAAGTTAATGCAGGATTTAAAACTGGTAAAACAAGTATTATAAATACTTTAGCATTAAAGAATATAGAAGCAAGTTTGAATAATACACTTGTGGAGTTATCAGAGAAAATTAAAACTTCTTTTGATAGTTCTGACGCTAGTGTACAAGATTTGATGAATCAGTTAACGCAATCTAATAATACTATAACACAGTTAAATACTAAGTATCAATATTTTAGTGGTGTTACCACTCTCATTGGCAATAGTATTTGTATAGCTAATTTTTATGGAAAGGCATCTGGTATGTATCCTGGCTATTGGATTAGGGTTGGAGGTTTTAAATCTGTTCCTAATATTTTTATTGCTGAATGCGAATATATTTATGATGGTAAATTTTATAAACATCTTATTTTTGCTTCTTGCGGTGTTTTTACTAAAGATTTTACTATTCGTTTATGTTTTAGTCGTGAAATAGATGTTAATACCTTTAGCGTTAAAGGTGATATTTTCAATATTGAAGAGCAGGATGTTTGGTATAATACTAATCTTGGTCTTAATCTGCCTGCATATAACACTAATATACCAGTTAATTTTAATTGGTGTGCTATAAAATTTAAATAAATGAGGTGATAAAATGAATAGAGCAAATAGAATAATTTACGACCAAACAGGCAAAATACTTTTACAAACTGGAGAAGCAACAGGGGATATATTAGAACATGATGAAATAACAGAATTGCATTGCATTGACATTGAGTATGGAAGTATAGATTATACAAAAAATAGAATTACAGGTATAAATATAGAAACGAAAGAACCAATTTTGGAAGAAATACCAATATTCGTTTCAGAAGAAGAAAAGAGAATACAAGAGTTAGAAAACCAATTATTACTAAATGAAAATGAAAAAGTAGGAGGATTATTATAATGAATATAAATAATGTTGTAGTAAGAATATTAGCAGAGAGGATTTTAAGTAGAGGCTTAAATCCTTTAAAAAATCGAGAATTTGAATTAGATGACGTAACTAACACAGAGTATAGAAAAGCAGTAGAGGATTATATAATTAAACAGAGTGGAGTAGTAGAAGGAATAGAACCAACAGCTTAGTAGGTTCTTTTTTTTATTGAAAGAGGTGATTAAATGACTTTTAAAGAGTTAGTTAATAAAGTTAGAAATCTTGTATTAGAAGCAGAGAAAGTAACTATAGAAGATACAGAGAATAATTTTACAAGTGATAATGTAGAAGATGCTTTAAAAGAGGTTTTTCAGTCTGGAGTTGATGCTAAAAATAATGTAGTAACAGCATTAAACTCCAAGGGCGCAGAGGTTACTACAAGCGATACATGGGAAGAAATAAAGAATAAAATAAATGATAGTAAATGTAGTTTCGCTTTGTTTGAAACTACATTTACTAATAAAAGGTTTATCATAAATAAAATATTTGATGAAGACGTAAAAGAGATGACATTGTTTCATAACGATATAGATTGTTACTTTATAGTAGCTAAGTTTTATATATATAAAATGGATTCTAATTTCAATTTAATTTATAAAAATAGACTTACTTATAACCCAGATGGTGCCTATATAGATGAGAATTATATTTATATAGGAGATGTGTATAATCTATCTAAATATGACAAAGAAAGTGGGAATCTTGTTTCTTCACGTACTAATATTGGTTGTCTTTATATGTGTGGAGATGAAAATTATTTATATGCAGTTGTAACTTCTGGGCTTGGAGGAGTAAGACCATCTGAAAAGTTTATCAAAATAGATAAGTTAAATTTGTCAACCATTATAGAGAATGGAGATGGAACAGATAATAGCACATATGAGTTTAGATACCACGAAAAATTTGTAATGAACTCAAATAACATTTATTTTATGAAAGCAAAACATAAAAAAAATAGTTATAATGATTATTACCAATATTTATGTAAAATGAATCCAAATACACTGAATATAGATACACAATTAACAATTTATAATAATGTGCCCTATAAAGACTATGTAAAAGGATTTGTTTTTATAGGTGACAAGATTTATTTGACTAAACAAAGAAATATAGAGTCAGCTTTGAGTAAAACTTTATCTGTTGTTGATAAAGATTTAAATTTAACTGAATTAGGAGCTGATACATATTCTCCAAATAGGGATTTAATTACAGATGGAACATACCTTTATTCAGTTTCTGCATGGAGTAGTCCAAGCAGATTTGATTTAGAAAAAATAAATGTATCAGATTTTAAAAAAATAACTGAGTATTCTTGTCATTCAGATTTAAAATCTTTTGTAACTTTATGTAATAACAAAATATGCTTTACTAGTAGTTCAGGTATTTGTTTAGCTATATTAGTATCTAATATTTTAATTCAAAAAGAAGGAGAGGAACTTTAATGATTTATTTAGGAAATTTAATGGACACAGAAGAACAAAATATAAAATATGTTGGAATGATACACTATAAACCAAGTATATTAGGTGAAGAAGATTTAAAAAGTGGAATTTTAGTTGATGAATTGCCAGTACAACAATATATAGAAAATAAAGAAGCAAAGTTATTTATAAATATAGATACTAAAGAAGTATTTTACAGATATACAGATATTAAAAGTAGTATGGAAGATAAAGTAAATTCTACAGAACAAACAATAGCAGATTTAACATTTCAATTAATGAGTAATGGGGTGATATAGTATGAATTGGTATAAGATAATAGCAGATTTTTATAAGAATGGCAACTGGACTAAAGAGCAAGTTAAAACAGCAGTAGAAAAGAATAAGATAACAGCAAGTGAATATAAAGAAATAACAGGAGAGGACTATATAGTATAGTCTTTTTTAATTCAAAAATTAGGAGGTTTTCATGAATGAAGAACTTTTCGAAGCAGATTTAAAAAGACATGAAACAAGAATAAATAAACATGGAGAAGAAATAGACGAATTAAAAATAGCAAATATAGAGTCTAAAGCAGAGTTAAAAGCATTGTGTGAGAATCTAAACTCACTTACAAGTATGCTCAAATGGCTAATTGGTACAATGATTACAACACTTGTAGGGTTCTTTATATTTGCAGTTCAAAGAGGAATATTTTAATTAATTAGGAGGATAAGAGATGGATAATTTAATAAGTTTTATACCAGAGCAGTTGCTAATTTTAGTAGCTGCTCTCTCTATTATAGGTAAGGGCTGTAAGAAGTATAAGCAACTAGATAACAAATATATTCCAGTAGTGTTATTAATACTTGGTATAGGATTTTCTATTTGGATGTTAGGACTAAGTCCTGTTGCAGTCTTACAAGGCGTGATTTGTTGGGGTATATCAATAGGTATAAACCAAACTTACAAACAGTTGAAGGAGGAAAATAAATAATGAAAATATGTATAACAGTAGGACACAGTATTTTAAAAAGTGGAGCATGTACTTCTGCTGATGGAGTAGTTAACGAGTATCAATACAACAAATCTCTTGCACCAGTATTAGCAGATACATTTAGAAAAGAAGGGCATAAGGCAGATGTAATAATATGCCCAGAAAAGCAGTTTAAAACTAAGAATGAAGAAAAGTCTTATAAAATACCTAGAGTTAATAGTGGAGGATATGATTTACTTATAGAGTTACATTTAAATGCAAGTAACGGTCAAGGTAAAGGTTCAGAAGTTCTATATTATAGTAATAAAGGCTTAGAGTATGCAACTAGAATATGTGATAAACTAGGTACAGTATTTAAAAATAGAGGAGCTAAATTAGATAAAAGTTTATATATTTTAAACAGTTCTAAACCCACTGCAATACTAATTGAAAGTTTCTTTTGTGATAACAAGGAGGATTATGAGAAGGCTAAGAAACTTGGATATGAAGGTATGGCTAAGTTAATTGTAGAAGGTGTATTAAATAAGAGTATTGAAAGTAATGAGGTGAAGCAAATGTATAAACACACAATAGTGTACAGTGGTGATGATAGAGTATCAGCAGATATTTTAGGATTATATTATAAGAGAGAAAAAGAAAGTTACTTAGTAACAGATATAAAAGACTATAAACCACATAGAACACAAAATCTATATGTAATCGGTGGAGTAACTTGTAATAAAATGAAGGAAATGAGTAAGACTACAGGAGAAAAATTTACTCAACTATATGGTAATGATGTGTGGTCAACATTGGATAAAGCTATAGAATTTGTAAAAGAAAAATTGTAGAGTTAATGATGAATAGCTAATGATAGACTATATTTGTATAGTTTATCATTAGTTTATGCAATCAAAATTATTATTTTTCAGAATTGAAATTTTCATGCTCTTTACTTACTAGATAATCATTAAAGTCACAGAATTTTAAATTATAATAACTTTCGTAACTATTATCATAATGAACTTTTTCATTATTTTCAATAGAATTTAAATAACTATGGTTGTTAATATTTGCATTTTTTATATTTAAGTATGTAAACATGTAGATTTTATAATATTTATAAATATTATGATATAATAAGGTAAGTAAAGTTTATTTTTATAGGGGGATATTAATGAGAAAGATTGAGATTTTTAACAAACTAACAGGAATTAGTTGTCCAATATTTGGAGTGTCATGGGATCCACCAGAAAGTGAAAGAAAAATTGCTAGAAGAATTATAGTTTTTCTTGAACCAAAAAGAGTTCTATATTCTCCATATGAATATGAGACTATTGAACCAGTTGTGAATTCTGTAATAGAAATAAAAAATTATTTAACATCAGAGTTAATGAATGTTAATGAAAAATCTGAATTACAAGGATATATTAGAGCTATGAGAAATTCTTGTAATAAGTTTTTGAGTAAATGCAAGGATGATAATAATTTTAGAGTGCAAGCTTGTTGTGCTGGAAATATATCTAATTGGATTTTTACTTCTGCAATAGGAGAAATGAGAGGGAATTTTGGCATAATGATAGGTCAAATAGTATCTGCTTATGGAATAAGTATTGAAGACGACCTTGCAAACATTATACCAGAATAAGACAAATTATATGTGATATTTATTTTAATCAAAAGATTTTAAATTAATAATAGTATAAATTGTAGAGTATTATATTTTTTACATTGAATATAAAATAACCTGTGATAATAAAACGAACGAAAATTATCATACTAAAACATAAGACATGTTATAATTATATTACATATTTCATAAATATACATTTAAAGCATTCCTTTTATACGAGTGCTTATTTTTTTGAAATTCATTAATGTATAAACTATCAAGAACATTACTCAACACACCTTAAAATCGATTTAAATTCTTTTTCATACACAAAGTTATATGATATAATAAAAAAGTAAATATGTAACCCCAACACATCTTTACTAAGTCAAACATTATTATATAGAGCATTCTTCATTATGGAGAGTGCTTTTTCATTTCTTTGAATAACCATGTTGATTATTTATAATATTTTCATTTAATTTATCTTTATCTATCAAATTTAATGCACAATTAATACAAATGTTAGTTTTCATATGACTTTTCTTATGAAAAGTAATATACTTATTATCATCTTTGTTTATTCCTTTATTACAGTAATCACATAATATAGTCTTAGTCATATTTTTATTCCTTTCATTTTATATTTTCCATAATTAAGTTTAACATATTTAGTATATACCTATGTATATATATTTAAAACAATGTTTTTTATTGCAATATAGAATATATTGTATAAATAAAAAAATATGGAGAATGGATATTTGATAATTGTAAAATTATGTTATAATTAAAATGCAAGAATATATCTTGCAAGAGGCTACAATCTAAGGGCGAAAGTTTTCGGAAATCACCTTCGAACGAAAGGGGGTGAGTATATGAAAACACTTATGTTTATACTTGTTATAGCGTATTACATTACTATTGTAATAAAATCTATTACAACAATAGTAAAGTCTATAACAAGATTATTAGATTCTATAAGTAGATTAAAAGAATCTTTACATAAACTAAGAAATCGTCCTGACGGCAATCAAGACGATTTCAATGAATAAATCATTACTTAAATTATTTTGAATTTGAAACTTCGCTCTAGGCTAATAGATTGTAGTTTCTTTTTTTGTTTTTGATACGAATTTACATCTTTATTATATCGCATTTTAAGAAAAAATAAAACTATGAATATTATAAATCTATTTTAATTAATTTTTTATCATATCATTATTTAAAAGTAGATAAAACTAAAAAGGGTTCTCTAGAAATCAATGTCTATCTAATTATACTTACTTACCAATACCATCACTTGGTGTAAACAAGACTCTACTACATTTTCTCCGTACTCTAATATAAAATCATCTAACTGTGTATCTAAAAAATTACAATAATCATACGAACTGCTAATATAAGCAGTCAACATGTGTGTACATTTATCCATTTTATTTTTAAACATATAAATTATTATCCCCCTAAAAAACTTTCATAAAAACAAAAAGAACACTATCTTTTTGGCAACTGGCTGACATAACTCATAAGATATTTATATAAGTCTTAGTCCCTATAGCTTTGCGTCACTAAATTTCTCTAGTTTTGCCGATTTAGTTTTATTCTACAACTAAAATAATACAATAGAATTAGTTATTGTTCAACAAGATTGTTTGAAAATTAAATAAATTTGTAGATGTGAATAATATTTTTTATATATAAAAACAAACTAAAACAGTAGAATATATGGTAAAAATTACCTATAGTTTTTGTTCTAAAAAGCTCCTATTATTAATTTAAGTTAGACGAATTAAGGAAGTGACATAAATGGAGCGACAAGAGGTAGAAAGTAAATTACGCAGGGGCGAATTAATGTTGATGGAGTACATGTGAAGGGAAAAGTCTACTCTATCTAAAAAAGAAATAGAAGTAGCAATGAAAGAAAAGTATAAGTGGAGAAAAAGCACTACAGAGATTTTACTTGGAAGATTAGTAAAAATGAGAATATTAAAAAAGAAGAGAGTTGGTTTTCAATTAAACTATGAAGTATTAGTAACTAAAAAAGAATATTTAGATGTAATAAAAGAAGAAAAAGATGTAAGTAAATATGATAATTTTTTTACACAAGTATTTACAACTATACATAAAAAAGAAGAAAAGACAGAGAAACAAATAAAAGTATTTATAGAAAGTATGCAGAAACTAGGAAAAAAATAATTTTATATTTTTATATGTTAATAGAAAGAAGGGGATATTATGCTAAATAAAAAATTACCAGATTCAGAGTTCAAGATTATGAAATACATATGGAATACTGGTTATAAAACTGTAATATCAAAAGATGTGGCAGATGAAATGGAAAAAATATATAAATGGAAACAAACTACAACACTAACACTTTTATTAAGGTTAACTAAAAGAGGTTTTTTAGCTTCTCAAAAAATAGGTAAACACACACATTATACAATATTAATAAAAGAAAAAGAATACTTAAAATCAGAAACTAAAAAACTATTTGGAGGTTTACATAATAATCCTTTATCACAGTTAATATCAAAATTACATGATAAAGAAGAGGTAAGTATTGATAAAATAGATGCGCTTGAAGAATGGTTAAGAAGTTTGCAAGAAGATGAAGAATAAGAATATGCCAAAAGGTAGCACTCAATAGTAGCTACCTTTTTGTGGATAAAGCTGGGGATAAACTGTGGAAAAGTTATATAAAAATTGTGGATAAAATGTTTTGCTGACATTTAACTGACATAAATATTAAAACTTGATTTTAAAGTATTGAAATTTCAATTATTAATCATATAAAAATAGAAAAGTTATTATTTTAATAAGGAATAATAAATATATTAATATCTTTAATAATTGTTATAAATGTGAAATACTAACAATATCTAAACTAAATTATTATAAAATAGCTGACTGTAATTTAATTGATAAAGCCTATTCTTCTAGACTTTGCCAGTTAAATTACAGTCAGTTTTATTATATAAAAAAATGCGTAACGGAACTATTATTTTATAGATTATATTTGAAAAGATAAATAAATTGTATATCTAAATTTATATATTATTTTTTACCTTTAATATATATTAAATAATAAAATAGTTAAATAATAAGATTAAGAATTTCTTAATAAATCCAGAAGATGCTTTCGATTATATAATATTTTATATTTTTATATTATTAATTATATGTGTTGCAATTGCTGCACCTACTTTTTCTGGTGAGTATCAGACACAATCAGATAGCATCCTTCGTTGTACGAAACATGGACATATTCGTCTAGCGTTTACTAAAATATTAGCTCTATTTTCTATATTTATAATAATGTTTGTTATATGTATTTCTATCCATTTGGCAATTTCTGATTTAGCTTTTGGTACTGAATGTTTGAAAACCTCATTTCAAATGTTGTTTTCTGTCATTAGTCTAGTAAATATAAATTTACTACAAGCACAGATTCTTATAGCTATTGGTGGTCTAATTTCAATACTTGCAATGGTTAGTTTAACATTATTTTTATCTGCAAAATGTAAGGATTCTCTTACTTCTATGCTGATTGCTTTTTCTATTTGCTTAATTCCTATGGGAATAGGTGTTAGTTGGATTGGATACCTATTACCGCCAGGGGGAATTGGTTTTAAGATTAGTTTATTATATCAAATGACATCATTTAATTTCTTACACTTAGGAGGTATGAGTTTTTGGACACCACACATTATACTGTTTTTCTCGGTGATAGAAATACCTATTTTTATATTTTTGGCTATTCGTACCTATTGCAAACATCAAGTATCGTAA